TTGACGCCGCCGTAGTTGAAGTTCACGTTCCAACTGCTGGAAGCGTCATATTCGGTGCTGGACCAGTACCATTCACTTGTAAATATATTTTGATTACCAAACATAGAAGTTATGAGCTCATTGATTTCGGTTTTATACTTGGCCATAAGCATAAGTTCGCCCAGTGCGGGCAGGTTCCACACGGTTGTATCTTCAATTCCGTCGTTTTCAAGGGTACAGCCACGGTATGCGCGGGCAGCTTCAGCGGCAGGGGCGCCGACAGTCCCCTGTGTGTCTTTTACGCCTGAAAGGGTTTCAAGGATTACATCGGTGTTTTCTTTGCCGTCGAAGGTATCGTAGAGTCCTTGGTTACTACTGCCGTAGTTTTTCAGGCCGCGCAGGTCTGTGCCGTAGCCGCCCCATTTGAAGGTTTTCGTACCGTCAGCGGCGACACAGTCGCTTTTGGCGATAATGAACTGGTGACATTCGGCGCGAAGTCGGATGCCGATACGGATATACTTGGAGCGATTATTCGCGCTCATGGAGTTCCATTCGGAAGCCGTGAAAAAGACTTGTTCACCGTCTTCAATCCGGAGCGTAGCCAAAGAAAGGTCAAGAAGCGTACCTGCCCATTGCATATACTTGGCGATGTCGCTTGCGGGGGTGTTTTCATTGACAGTTGTAAAACCGATTGATTGCAAAGCTGCAACTTGGTCTTGTTTATTCAGGCGCATAAGCATTGCGTTAGCGATATTTTTATCCATTTTATTATATAATTTTAGGTTAATACTATTCAGAAGCAACAGCTCTCACATGGAGAAGATTTGAATTTTTGTTTTGGGTCGTAATACGTCCGGTATTCAGTTCGAATGTCCAGGCGGAATTATTATCCCAAATCGTACTTGACCAATAATACTTATCGGTCATCAGCACACTGTCACTACTCCAGAAGGTACGCATCATCTCATTGATTTTATCGCGGTAGCGGTACATCAGAAGCATTTGACCGGATGACGGAAGGAACCAGTTGGATTCATCCTCAATACCGTCACTTTCCAAAGTGTAGGCACGGTAGGCGCGGGCGGCTTCGGCAGCTGGCGCACCGATCACACCGCTATTATTTTGGTCTTTCAGAGTTGCGATAATAAGGTCGGTATCTTCCTCACCCGTGAAGCAGCCATACATGGCGCCCAGTCCTTTTTGATTCAGGCCGTCTATGGTTTTTCCCTGACCGCCCCAGTAGAAGGTGGTAGTCATGTCGGCATTATAGCACTCCTGGGCGGAAATTACGAAGGAGTGTCCATGCGCACGGATACGAAGACCGCGTTTGATAAACAACTGTTTGTTGGTAACCGTGAGGGAATCCCATTCCTCACGGGTGAAATACCATTTGGAGTTATCCGAGATGCGGTTACAGGCAAGATTCAAATCAAGCAGGCCGGCGGCCCACTTGATACGTTGTCCAAATTCAGAGGCGCGGGAGTTCTCGGTGATATCCGAGAATCCAACGGCGTTCAGTGCGGCCACCTGCGCCTGTTTGTTCAAGCGAAGCAGCGTTGCGCTTTGTTCATTCGTCATAGTTACTTGTTAATTAAATCATTAATATCCATATTGTCTTCAGCGAAGCGTTCGAGATATTCTTCGTAAGTTTCGCCGTTATAATATTCAAGGACTTCATTGATGTTGTCCAGCGTTACGTTATCGTAGTAGGGTTCTCCGCCATAAGACTCATTATTGAACCAGTTGATAAGGTCGATGTAGGCATCGATGACGGTAAGGATGACAAGGCCGTCGATGCCGGATTCAAGGGATTCGATTTCATCCGTTTCACGGATAACAGTCAGCTCGTACGTGCCGTTGACCACCGGTTTATCCTGTCTGTTACCGTCCTCATCCATACCAGCAACTCCATATTCGAGAATGGCAAGAAGCTCGGAGCCGTCAGCCTTCAGTGTCATGTTCGAGATACGGAGCATGGAAAGTTTACGGGATTCCGTCTGTGAAGCGAGGACGTCACGGAGCATCTGGATGGCGTCAAGTTTAGGCGACGTTTCAAGACGCAGCCGCCCGACGTTCGGCATAGATTCTATTTGCAGGCCGGACGAAGCGGAAAGGCCGGTATAGGTCAGTTCAGGAAGGCCGACAAAACGGATACTTGTCATTGTAGCCGGAAGAGAAATGTCATTAATCGGTGAGGTCTCTGCCAGAGTCAGGTTTTCCAGTTTGCAGCCGGACGCATTGATATGGGCGATACGTGGGCATTTGTCGGTGACGAGCGTAGCGATTTGTGTATTCCGGATATCGAGTGATACGAGGAAAGGCATTTCGCCGCAGTTCAGCGAGGTAAGCGGTGCATAAGAACCGATGGATTGTTCCGTATGGGTGTCAGAGCCCAAGATAAGGTTTTCCACAAGTTGCATGGCGGAGAAGCTCACCGTACTTGACAGGGAGATTTCAGACAGGTCGAGCAGCTTCATGCGGTCAGCCTGGTAGATATACAGCAATGCGCCTTCTTCATGAGAAAAGTTAGTGAACACATATTCTTCGCCCGCTTCAAGGAAGCAGCTTTCAGAAAGGTTACCACTGGCGTCATTGCCGACACCGAAGTAACCGTTTTTAGCGGCGACAATCCGGATGGTGGCGTTTGGTTTGGAAGATACGCGCCCGGAAATCACACCGCTGAAGAAGTCACCGGTTTGAAAATACCCGTCACGGATACGCCAGCGTCTTTCGATGAAGGACGGAAGGGCGGTAAGTCCAAGACCTTGCAGGGCATAGAAGTAAATAGCATCAGAGGTGGCGGTATAGGAGATGTATTTCCGTTCACCGTCGTAGGAACTTACCAGTTTCTGCCATTTTTTGAGCCGTTTGTCAATGAAGAAATGCGTAGCTCCTTCGGGCGAGAACGGGTGCAGAGTAACACCGTCGATGGTCGCCTGAACGTTACGCATGGCGGCGGCAACGGTGCGCAAGGACAATTCCGTACCGGATGAGTCAGTCCACACTACTTGCTGGAGATAGATGTTATTAAACAGAACGGAGCCGTAGCCAGCATAAGGGTTAGTGAATGTTTCATCGCTCGTCCGGTTGGGGTCCACCTCGGCGTCAACCGTGCAACCACCGTCGTTGTCCTTGCTATTGAGCGTATCGCAGTCATAGATTTTATTCAGGTACATGCGCATGGCATCCTCGGAGCTGTACACACCGTCTGTTACGGAAGCATACTCTTCCAAGAACCACATCGGCTGCATATTCTTGGCGCGTTGGTCAGTGGCGGCAAGGTAGTCGGTGAAGATGTCATAACTCAAGACACTTTCCGGGCAGGCGTATTTATACAGGTTTTCCTTCCATGTTCTTTGCCAGTTCCCGCCTTTGGAGTAATCGCAGGAGTCACAGAAGCACAACCATCGGTAGAGGTTATACGGCACTTTCTTACCCAAAGCGTAATCAATGGCGAGCTGATCATCATCGACAAGCGATTCAAAGTAGTAAGTCCATGCCGGGAAGGTATCAGCAGAGATAGTTCCGTTATCCACGAGTTTTTGAACCCATGAAGACTTGTCCGTTTTCATAGCCATCATATCTTGAACAGAACCGACGCCCTGGAACCAGTCCATACCTTGGTAATTAAGAAGTTCGAAGCCTTCAACGGGATTCAGGACATCACCGGTGACATTCCATTTGCCGTTTTCATACTTCATGGAGCCGGCCTGCTTTTTCCATGAGTCGGCCTGATACCTCATTATCCGGTACGAACTACCACAATACAGGGAAAGCAGGTACACGCTGTCCGTATCGAGGTCGTCAGTCTGTTTGAAGCGTATCTCAATTGCGTCTAAAGTTTCGTCGGGCGTGCCGAAGAACTCTATGAAGTCACCATAGTTCAAACAGCCTTTGTTATAGCCGGGGGTATCCTTGAAGCCGAGGGCGAACTGTTCACCCTTGTCTTCCTTCCAGTTGCCTTTGGCATGGAAGTAGACATTTTGCAGGCTGTCATCCTTGCACCGGTAGGTGGCTACCGGGTGATTGGCGGTGGAGTGATTCATCTGCAAGCCTTCGATATGCAAGTCACCGCTGTCAAATGTTCCGTCAAATGCACGTTGAACAGGTGTCATATAGTTACCACCCAAGGCACGGTATGTAACGTTCATCATTTCACAGGCGCCGCAGTCGTTCGCATTGCCGGAATCGGAGTAATCGACTTTTACGGTAATGACATCGACCGGGATTGTATTATCACCGACCTGTACTTTGTTGATGGCGGCCAAGGCTATTGCACGGCGTCCTTCCTCCGTCGTATCGTCCGGATTAAGTAGTATGATTCGAGTGTCCTTGTTTTTGCCTTTGCTCTTGGCAAGGTAGTAGCGTTTATTCTTTACCGGGCGTTTGGCAGAGGTGGTTCCCTGGTTGCGGGTTTGGACACTCACGGCCTTGAAGTTACGCCACGGGCGTTCGGGGTCAAAGTAATAGAGCGTGATGTATATCTTCGTACTGGTGGAAGTGGTGCCGTCCAGTGCTTCTATATCGGAGCCTTCATAGGGGCATTCGACAATGTAAGGCATGCCGCGTGAATAGATTTCGGCAGCCGACGGGCGGCTTTGGGTACTACCCTCGGCTGTCTGGCTTTTAAGGACGTCCTCAAAGGCGTATTCCTTCACCATTACCTCTGTATCGGTCAGACGGACAAGGTAGTTCTTGAACGCCTGTGCCCATTCCATATAGGAGTTCCAGGCCATCATGTAATAAAGATACAAATCACCTAGCCTGCCGTCCATCGTTATATATTTGGTCTGAATCAGGGAGCCGCCGCCCGGAACATAACCAAGACAGGCGACTTCCTCACCGTTGAGGAAGAGTTTCATCATGGAATATCGTGTACCGTCACGTTCGATGTAGTTGCTTGCAGGTTCAACAACCACGGCTACGGTTATCTTTTCACCCTGCCGGTAGGCGCGTTCTTCACGACGGGAAACGCCATTGTTACAGAAAATGCCGACAACCCGGCCGGTGACATAGAAGCCGGCACCGGACGTTTCGTCATAGCAGCTAAGGAGCAGGGCATCATCATCGGTCACGTTCTTGGAAGCGAAAGCGAACTGGATGGCGGCACCGTTGGATTCGATGGACGAGCCGGCAAACGGGGCATGGTTTAATGACACGCCCACATTCTCGGCTACGCGAAGGCAGTTCTCACCCAAGAATGTGCCAAAACCGTTGGTAGTCCAGTTGGCACCGTCCACTTTCATTTCATAATTACCGCTGACAATGCTATGGTCAGTTTCCTGATTGGTACGGGATGAGAAGTCAAAGTTATAGATGGCGCCTTCTTTTATGGCGGCGTCAATGGCGGAACCGCTAACTGTCACCCGGACAGGTTCGCTAGTCACGTCCTTGCATACGGCAGTATAGTTGACCGTATCGGTGCCGTCAGCCTTGTAGCCCTGCAGTTGTTGTTTGACCTGATAGGTTTTGTTACGACTGGCAGCAATTTGTGTTACCTGCACGTTATTGGCTTTCACGCTGACGGGTGAAGTCATTTCCAACGGGTCATAACAGGCAACATCAAGTTCTACGGTTTCGTACAGTCGGACTACTCCACCGTTTTTATCATCGTATCTCAAGGCGACAAGAGGTGTGGAACTATTCGGGTCAATTACCATGACAGCCGTGTAAATGACATTTCCTTTCACTCCGGATGCGACATCCGTTCCTTGGATGCGCAAGGGATAGGTACCGTGTTCTAGGCCGAGGGAAGCAGGACGGATTACGACAGAGTGCGAGTAGTTGTCATTGACAACGGCGGTAGACAGGGATTGCCATTCACCGTTAATCTTGATGTCAACCTGGGCACTGATCCCTTTATCAGAGGTATTGTTTCCGAACTTATAGAGTGGAAGGCTGAAACTTTCAGTTGTCGGAGTAAGCAGAGTTTCAGGGGTATAGTTGAGTACCTGCACACAGGTACAGGTAATATCAACAGCTGTTACATTGACATTCTTGGAACCGGTGTTGCCGCTTTCGTCAGTGGCTATCAGCTTGAATTTCCGAGTACCGGCAGCCGTAAAGTATGTGGTGAAGTCCAGTTCAAAGGAGAAGTCCTTCATGTCACCGGAAGATGCTTTGTTGACGGTTTCAGTCCAGACGGTAAGCCCGCTTTCACGGTCTACGAGTTCCAGTTTCTCAATCAGGTTGTCAGAGGATTCGACACCGTTCGAGGTCACGGAACGAATGGCGGCAAAGGTTCGTAGCGTGGAGCCGTAAGAGCCATAGACAGGTGTCGACTGGAAAGCAATGGCAACAATGGTACCACCAGTTTGACCGCCGCCACCCGTGCCGATAGCGAACTGCACTTCATCGCCAAGGGTTTCACCGGCAGCGTTCTTCATCTGAAGTTTTACAATGCCTTCTGTTTCCACGTTTACGTCGAGGTTGGCCGGAACATAGGCATAGGCGCCACCAGTTGAAAAGGCGTCCTTTCCCCCTTCCGCCGGTTCATCGGAAGTTTCAACAACGGAACTGCCGCCACCATTCCCGAAGGGTTTCCAAAGAGAAGGGGTCGCAAAATCGGACACGGCACCCTGGAACTGCCGGGTTTCCATTTCATACTCGCCTGTTTTGTAAGTAATGATGAGACCCGTTCGCTCATATTTGATGCCAGATTCCTGTTGACAGGACACTATAGCAGCAATGGCTGTTTCAAGGGTATAGTAGCCGTCTTTCAATGGGCGGATTTCATCGACAATGACGATGGGGTGTGTTACATTGTCAGCGGGCGTACCGTTCTTCATATCCTCAAGGGCTTGCTTATCCTCGGCGGACAAAAGGCCGGCTTGTTCAAGGGTAGCGGAAGGCAGACGGAAGCTATCATCCATTTCTTCACCAGTTGTTTTGGATACTTTCTTAAAATACACATTGAGATAGGAAGCGTCAGACAGGACGGAGAAAGAACCCGGTTTGATTATATCGGAAGGGATATTTTTCATTGTATCTTCCAAAGACTTTCCACGATTGCCGGGGAAGGCTTCTTCTTCACCTTCTCCAAGAGACAACGGTTCAGGCAGGTATTCGGAAGGGACTTTGCTTTCTTCGTCCAAAGGAGCGATACCGTTCGCTTTTCCTATCCTTTCCTCAAAGTCATTTATTACAGAGGTCCATTTGCCCCATGTAACACTCCCACCGGAAACAATACCGATTCGTGAGATAGTACAAACCGTACCCAAATACACACCTTCTGCATTGTCTGACATAGTAGCCAGTTGTATGCACGAAGTGAACGATTGACAAACCTTATCAAGTTCCAACCGTTCAATCTGTATATTTACAGGAATCTTAGACGAATCAACAGACAAAATACACCGATAATTCCCAATAGAAGAATCACCGGAATACATTGTTTTCAATTTGTCTTTAAAGCTACCAATAGCAGTAAAAGTACCGATACTCTTAAATGGGTCAGTCAAAGGGCTGGATTTATCAGACACTCCTGTTATACGCTTCAACAACTCGGCGTCTCCATCCGACAAATCTTTTGCAATCTTATTGACATTCTCCACTAATGCATCAAAATCCCCATTCACCATTTTAGCAATGGTACTTGAAAGTAAATCAATAGATATTTTCCGACCGCCGCTAACTTCAACGTACATATCTTTGGATAGCTCTGTTGTATCAGTCAGTTGCTCTATTGTAAGACTGTTTGTCTTCAACGCTTGTAGCACAAGGCTAATAATTTGTTGTTTCTCTGACTCTGTCATTTTATTCTATCTTTATTGTTTAAAACTATTATATTAATTTGATGACGGATCAGAATTTTCATCGGAAGCAACTGGTAACGTATCAACAAATTCACCGTCCCAATTCACCTCATAATAAGTCCTATCATCAGTTCCTTTCAAGAACTCTAATATACCTCCTGATAATAAATCAATATCGTATGAACTTCCCTTTTGAGAGAATTGAACTTCACTCGAATAACCTCCCAAGGCAACTGTAATCTGATTAACTTCCGAAGTTACAACACCAGCGCTTGTGAGATTAAAAGGTATCATGAACGTCACCCCACTATTAGCAGGTTTATCTAAAATCACTTTACAACTATAATTATGAGATGTAAAAAGACTAGTCATAATCTTCTGATAATGCACATACAACTTACCGGTGATTACTGACGTATACTCTTCTACAGCTTCACCACCAGACTTTATGCTCCTCAACTCTCCACTATCAGATGTTATCCTATAAGTATCGTTTTGAATTCTTCTTATAGACATTTGGTTGTTCCATTCCAAAACAGGATTGATCGTTCTTACCCTCTGTAGCATTTGATTGAATACAAAACTCTTCAATCCCTCTATTTGCTGGTTAAGTTCTGGAACATTGCTTTCCTTTCTGGTATATCGAACACCATCAAAGTAGACGTAATTACAGCATAATACCCGATTCAGTAATTCTGCAAACCACACAGGGCATCCCATTCCATTTCCAAGCGTAAATAATACTGTTGTATATTCATGGCTGAACAGCTCAACAATATCCTCATCGGAAGTCACGAACTGCTCATTATCCACACCGAACGTCCATCCGTTATCTTTGAAACCACCAGGAACGCGAAAATCAAAAAAGTATTGCATCCCATCTATCCACCAGACAGCATCAAGACGCTGCTTATTATCTTTCATTGAATACTGGATAAGGCTGGTTTCTGATAACTCACATTCATCATCTGTAACTTTAAAAATCTCACTCGTATTCCCATTAACTGTTACAGTATAGTATCCACATGGAAGCAATGAAATGTTATAGAAATAAAGAATCTTATCATCATTCATCTTCCATGAGCTTAATGATACAGGTGTAGATATATTACTTAAAAGATTATTAATGTAAACTATAGGCTCCTGCTCTTTGGCTGTCAAAATCAATTCAACAAAAATCCTGTCTGTACGTGCGAATAATTGCACATATTTACTCTTCGCTCCAAATTTATCGGTAGACGGAGAAAAAAACAGCGGGGTAAACGGGCTTATAATCATATTCTAGGCTTTTGTTATTGAACGGACAAATAAATCATACTTCACTCCCTCGTTTCTCTCAACTGTACTACTTACCTCTTTGATGTAGCCCTCGTAAACCAGATCATCTTTTAAGATTTTAATCGTTTCGTCATCTGTTGGTGGAATATCTTCATCATAAGTTGTGAAAGAAACATCTCCACAAGTTATAATACCACTTTCAACGTTAAAATCATCTTTCATTCCTATACCATTGACAACAACATCACTATTACCGTCAGAAGAAGAATAAGATAGTTTTTTAGTGAACATACCAATATAGCCGGCATTTGCTTGCAATATGCCTCCTTGCCAATACATGGTATTAAACATCGTTTCAGGATCAAGTACACCACTTATTTCCCAACCGCTCCTTATAAGCCTATACTCTTTATATGTTTGTACTCCGCCATTATCATGTAATGTAGTACTGGCACAAACAAAAAACACATCATTGTCACTTTCACTATCCGTTGTATCTTGGCCTCTCTTTTGCGATAAGAATTCAATTCCATAAACATCAGCACGGTAAGGGCTAATCAACTCTAATACATTATCAGTTATATCAATGCCAGTAGTATATTCAGTAGTAAATCGGAATTCGTCACGACCATTCATACTTTCATAGTCCTGTTTATCATATCCTACCCTAACCAAAGAATATATTCTTGATGAATCAACCTTATACTCAAAACTAGAAAAGCTGCTGTTTAAATCCTTTACATTGTTATCACTAAACAATTTGTCCCGGTGTTTAAAAAAAACAGTGACACCATTGATCACAGGCACAAAGCCAAAAACTGTTTCCATCCAGTTTTTAAACTTTGTATAAGAAGTATATAGCTTAGCTTGGGGGATTCCACGAATACTTTCAGCAGCTAATATCACGCAATTATCTAACCTTTCATCAACACCTGAAGCTATTTCACCATAGATACCTTCATTTCCACCATTCATGCTTTTAAGCAATCGGTTTAACACATCAATAGGTCTTATTGCATCCACATAGATAGGGTTAGCTCGAGAAGTAAAGCGTGTCTCAAATTTGAAATTACGAAAATAAATATTGCCAGTAGAAGCATTAACTCTGTTAAATGTTACCTTCAAATCAAAAAATAAAGCCTGCCCTTTAGTCAGATGAATCTTGATGGATTCATTCAGATTACTTGGAGTAACATCCCCCTTATTATACCCCCATCTTTTCAACTCGACTAAACGACCATCTTCGTAACGCCCACCTAGAACAATTTCAGCTTTAGTTGTATACGCATCACTATAACTGATATAGTATTCAAAACTAAAATTCAATACTATATCAATGTCGGACAAGGCTTTAACAAATACATTTGGATCATCTTTCGATTCCTGTGGTGCATCATAAAACTCAAGAGGTGAATCCCGTGACGGAAGTTCACCACCTGAAATATATAAGGGAAGCGAATATGTTATAGCTTCTACATATATTCCTTTGTCAATTACAATATATTGCAAAGAAGCATCATTTTCTACAGTATTACCACCTAATGTATGCGGTTGACTATAATTCATACTTACAGAATCATAATAAAGCTGATATACATCTTTTATCTCATCTACCGAATATTCGTACTGCGTTCCTTTGTTAGCCTTTATGATATTAGCGACACTATCATCTATCGAATTAATAGAAACAGTATTTCCATCATAGGTCAATGAACCGAAATCCAACCGGCAACTGAAGAATTCTTCATAAGTATGAGAATTAGTTATAGTATAAACAGTGATACTAGCATTAGAAGCCAGGTATTTGCTCAGATACTCCTCCAATATGAGATCATAGGCTTCTCCCACAAACTGGAATTTTGAAGTAAAGGTTCTAGTTATTCCTTCAAGTCCGGAGCGTTTACGGGAAAACTTTATTTCATCCCAATTCTGAATACAAGATTTGGGAATATCATAAGAAATACTATCAACGGTAAGTACATATTTACAAAGCATTTTAACTCCTTTTGAACGTTCACGAGCAAATATATAGAAAAAGCCAACCGGTTTCCCGATTGGCTAAATTCTTGAAAATCATGCTTTGCTAAAATATGATATAACTATTTGTTTTTCAAAACAATATCTATACCAAGAAATAAAAAGGACTTTTCAATGTTCTCCATAAATGATTAGCAAGTTCCACTAGTGTTACACCTCTTTTTTTAAAGTTTCAAATATTGTTTCTCTAAGCATAATTGCATTATTGGGGAAATATAGAATTGATATACATAATTTACTTCCTTTCTATCTTGTTAAGAACGAACTTTCCTGATTCAATTGTAACCTCTGTTACATTCTTTATAATATTGAGTAAAAATTCATCTGACAAAACTTCTATTCGTTTTACCCTGTTTAAGAAGAAAGGAACACTTTCATCACTATGTGCTCCCCAACTATTAGCAGAATCAAATAATAGGTCTTTTACTTTATATACATCTTTTTCAGTATCTACAATTATAGGTTGTTCGAGCCATTCCTGTATATCCATAATATCAAATCTATCATCTTTGAAATCAATACTTGCTATTTGATTTTCAAACATAACATGGGGAACAATCTCATCAGATTTTTCTATTCCAAGTTTACTTGGTATTGCATAAACAGGAAGAGGTAAATTTTCAAAACCAGCTATTCTTATAAGTAATGGTTTATATATCTTTCTTTTATTGGATGTTTTCGGCCAAAACAACAATGCTCTTAATAAAGAATATATACATGATAGTAGATATCTTTTATTGGATATAAATACAGAATAATAGAGGTCTATTAACGCCATTATTTTGTCCCGAAGTTCTTCTACTTGTTCTTCTTTGTCTTTTAAAATTTCATCTTTTTCAATTTCACTTTGTGGATTAGGGAAATTTTCTTTCCTCCATTCAATCCATTTAGAACATTTATCTTTAATATTAGGTTCTTTATAAACCCAAGCCTGTTTTACATTAAGATTTACAGGTGTAATTTCGATTGCATTTTGCTTGCTACTATCAGCTATTTGTTTATCCTCCAATCTAAATGTAATCCCTGATACTTCATCCCATTTAATAACCATAAATACCATACCATTGTTTTTAAAAGATATAGGCTGTGAAACAAATTTATGAATGAGTTTTTTGTTTTCATAAATTTGGATTGTAAAATGTTTGGGAGGAGCTATTGAAATCTTTATAATACTATCCTCATACGGAATATTTGTGAAATCTCCACCTGTTTGATTTTCCCAATCATTAATTCCAATTGCTTGAATAATAGTTCCTTCTTTCATGTGCATTAAATTCTAAAATTAAACAAATAAAATATCAATATTAAATATACAAAATCAATACACAAAGCTACCAAAAAGAATGGTATTTCTATCCTTTTTTTGAGACAATATGATGTCACTTTTGACATACTTATTTAACTCACTAATAAGAAATCTCTTGGAGTATAAACTTCCGAGCAGAAGAAATACGACTTCTTACAGTTCCAACAGGAATGTTTAGGATTTCACTTATCTCATCATATGAATACCCACTAGCATAATACATCACACTATCAATACAACGAGATTTTTTAGCACACCGTTGTATTGTGGAAACCAAATCATCAAACAGTATTGAATGAGTTGTACAGTTAGAAATGGCACTTCCGTCTACCATATCAAGCCCTGTAAAATGTATAAGGGAATTTCTATTGTATCTTATTATATAAGTATTCCTCATTATAATAAGGCACCACGGTTGAAGTGGTTTAGAACAATCAAATTTATCACGATTCACAAGTAGCTTATAAACTGTATCACCGGCTAAGTCTTCAGCATCTTGCATGGAACAGCAGAATTTTCTTGCCACCTTTAATATCCAAGGATATATTTCTGATAATTCCTTTTCAAAGTCCATTGTCAGCCCTCCTTATTAGGTGTATCTTCGGTTCGCCATTAATGCACCTTTCCACATATTTCCGGTGCATGATACTTTGTTCGTGCATTTCCTTAGCAGAACGCTCGATTGAACTAATAAGAGTGCCTATATCGGGGGGCAATAAGGCAATCATTTTTTTTACCTCGGACACTTCTGCTGTTATCCGATTACACTTCGTCTCTAATGTACGTAATTCTGACAATAAAACATTGTATAAATGCCTATTTATACAATGGATGCTGTTTTTTCTATTCATAAAAAAGTCGTTTGTGATTCTAAAGGAGATGTACAAACGACTGTATGAAATAATTCGCTTTAATTAAAAATTAATCGAATTACAGCATATATGTAGTACCAATATTATCATGTGCTTCTTTTTCTGATCGATATTTCAACATCAGCTTGATGAACGATATTTGCGTAGACAGCAGCATTAATTACACGAGAATCAATACTCATTTTAAAGAATGTCATTAGAAAAGCAATCTCAGCATCGAAAGAAGAACGAATTTGTTCAGGAGTAGCCTTACTTCCTTTATGTTCCTCACTGCGTCTTTCCTCATTCCGTTTTTGCTCAAAAATTGCAGAATGAAGTAAATAATCAATCTTCGATATTACTTGTTCATCACTCATATTTCGGGTATCTACATTTAGCTGGTCCAATACCTGACGAACATCATCATAAAAGCCAAGAGAAACAAGAGCCTGACAAATACGAAGACTCAATAGTTTGGCACGTTCTTTCAGCATATCCTCTTTGTCCATTACCATAGCCTTCATATTTGAAGGATTAACAATACTTCTGTATTCAATGAGCAATTTAGATGCTATCTCTTTAAGCGTGCTCTCTGACACAAATTCGCGACCCGAAAGCAAACAAGCATAGTTTCCGCATGAAAGCTCAATGAAATCATTCAATGTTATCTGATTTAATCTTTCAATCATGACTATTTCAGTTTAGATAACTTATACAGTTCAAATTCACGGTTAGAAGCATCCTGACGCTGCATTTTAAGACTCTTCATCAAAAGAAAATTTGTTCTATCAACCCTTTTTTCTAATCGGGAATAATCATTGAAAACAATGGTGTCACCGGAAGAAGATGCAAAATATGTCGGTGAAAATGTAGGAAAGTCCCAATCCGGCATATCAAAATTAGAGATATCTACCTTATCAACATCAGGAAAGACTTGTGCACCTTTAGGAATATCAACTAAAGTTGGAGCATCAGGAGTAATCCATGCTTTTCCGGAATACATGATAACTTCATGTTTACCGGCATCACCAACTAAAGCGGTACCGCCGGGATGCCTATCATTACCTTTAGTACCGTCTGCATAGGAAGGAATAGGAGTTGCAAGAATAGTTGCAACCTGAATTGCTCCCATGGCACCAATAACAATAGATAAAGGAATATTCGGTAAAGCTTCAGTTATTGCCAGTGCAGTGGCTATTCCAGCTTGAGCGACACTAGTCGCCTTTTCCCAAATGGCTTGTTTACGTGCCATTTCTTGTTTTTGTTTTTCAAGTTCGGCATTCTTAGCTTCAGTTCTTTCCTTGGCCGCACGCTTACGAGCTTCTGCTTCTTCTTCAGATATGGCCCCCGATTCTGCTAAGTTCTCTATTCGTTCAATATCCTCATCATACTTTTCCTCATTGGCTTCCCGTTCTTCCTCTATTTTCTGAATCTGTCCATCATAAATAGAAGAGACTAAGTTTCCAATGGTCCCCACAGCTTGAGATGCAGTTTGAAGCCACTTTTTCAAGTTTTTCTGACGCTCTTTCTGAGCTTTCTCATCCGCTTTAGTAACCTTATTGATAGCCTCAATCTCCGCTTCTGCTTCTTTTTGGGCAAGGTCTGCTTTCAATTTAGCAAGTTTCTCCTCTAGTTTCTCCCTTTTATCCGTACTCAAATTGGCAGTAGCAAGTTCGGACTCCAAAGCATCAATAGCTGCTTCAGTAGTTTTACGTGCATAGTTTAATTTTAGCTGATATTCAAGTTCTGCATACTCCTGCTGGGTTATTTCCTTAGAAGCTAACTGTTTTTTAAGAGCAAGCGTATCCATAACATATGCAGCATCCCGGATTTCCTGCTCATGCGCTGCATTCTCTGCAATTAACTGCACCTGATCGGATGCATGTCTTTCGTTAAGTTCTTGTTTCTTTTTTGCATATTTTTCGTCAATGAGAAAAACATCTTCACCTGTTTTCTCCGCTGCATCAATTTCTGCTTCACGTTGCAACTCCAACTGGTGCAATTTCAAATCAAGTTCTTCCTGGGCCCCCTTTTTTACAACAGCAAGAGCGTTCTCAACATCCTTTTTCTCACGATCAGAATTATACTTAATAGTAAACTCATCTAACTTCTCCTGCATTTCCTTAGCTAAATTCTGGCGTGTGGCAATTTCCTCTTTGCTATTACCCTTGACGGCAGCAATCTTCTTCGAGTAAGCAACACCAATTTTAGCAAGTTCTTTCTCCAGTCCCTCATCCATAAGAGCTAGTTCTGATTCCTGATAAGTTTCACGAATCTTCAGTTTTTCTTTGGCTGCTTTTTCCTGTTCACGTTTTTCTTTATCAGTCAATTCTTTTGTCGTTTTAGTAGCTTTTTCCGTGGATTCTTGTACGCCTTTTAAAAAATCATCTACAGCCGAATTACGAGCCTCTTTTTTAGATATATTATACTGAAAAATCTGATATTGATTTTGAAATTCAATCATCTTATTCATTGCATCATCAACATCTTTGGTATTTCTAAGACCATTATCACCAAGTCCTAAAAGCTTTTTCCATGAGAACCCTGCTTCTTTTCCATATTTACGACCTTGCTCCAAAGCTTTACTTCTCAAGTCCTCTAATTGCTTTAATTCGGTCTCTGATATTTCGACTTTTTGAGAGGATATTTCTTTCATAGCCTTCAAAGATGCCTGTTCTTGTGTATCACCTGCATCCATAAGTTCCTTCATTCTCTTGTTATAAGTGACTCTTAATTCCAAAAGGTGTGTATCATAAGTATCTTCTCCTTGTTTAACTGATGTATTACTTATACCTGATAACCTGTCATCAATATCTTTAATAGAATCCGCTATTTCTCTAACGCGATTCGCCAACCAATCGATAACCTCTTTCATCCATCCTTTTGAATTTGAAAAAGACAGAGCCAACGCTTCCCAAGCAGATGATAAACCGGCAATAGCTCCTTGAACATTATCGCCCATCGTTTTAGCCATATCATCCAATTCACTCTCAACACCAGTTATTTGTTCTCTAAGCGGCAATATTTTATCAGCAGCGGTAAGAAAAGCATTAAAGGCAGCAACGCTACGTTTATCGGTGAGTTCAAGAGTTGTATTCAAATCAACCCCTTTTTCTTTTAGTGACTTCAATCCGTCTATCAATTCAGGTAATGTCTTTACAGGCTTTCCTAGAGCTTTCGCCAACTTTCCACCGCTATCAGCCAAGTTTAAAAATATATTACGTGTTGCGGTGGCAGCAGAAGATGCGTCAAAACCGGCATCTGCAAGCTTTCCAACCAATGCCAAAGTATCCTCTATGGTAAAATTGAAAGCCTTTGCGACTGGTCCTACTATAGGTAACGCAGTAGCAAGATAAGAAAATGACAATGCGCTTTTTGTCGTGGAAATAGCCATTGCAGATACATATCTATCAGTTTCCTTGGTGTCTGCGTCAAACATCCTCAATGCGGCTCCAGCCAAAGCGGCAGATTCTGGAAGGTCTGCACCGGTAGCTTGGGCGAATTTTAAAATTCCTTCCGTAGATTGAAGAATTTCTTTTCTTGTAAAGCCAAGTTTAGCAAGTTCTATCTGTAAATTAGTAGCTTCGGATGCTGTGTATTTCGTTGCCGCTCCCAATCTTTGAGCGTCAGCTGCCAATTCTTTAATATTTTTAGAGGTCGTACCAAGAATGGCGGACAACTTACTATTTGCAGCTTCAAAATCAATAATTGAATTAACCCCGGATTTAAACAGACTTATCACTTTCTGTATACCTGCTATCACAGCTTGTGCTCCAATCATTCCCTTTATCATGGAACCAACCCCAACCCTTACCTCTGAAAGTCCGGCTCCCATACTCGATTTCAAATAACCACCAGTACTTTTTGCCAAATCACCCATATTTTTAAGAGACACATTTCCTTTCAATATATCAGACGCTGCGGCTTTAATCTCTTCTCTATAAGCTCCGATAGTCATTTTCTGTTGTGAGTACCGGTCAGAGTTACGTTTTATGTAATCGGTATTGATTCCGATTGTAGAATTGAGACGAGCGAGAGTACGAATATAGTTTTCATCTGTATCTTTCAGTAAATCAACAGCCTTTTGAAGCTGCTTATTCATTTCCTTTGCCTGGGAACGGCTGTGTACTTCCTGATTAGTTAGTATTATTGCCGACCGGATAATCTTTAAACGTTCTTCTTCAGATAGAACAGCTTTCTTACGAGTAGTATTACCGACATTCTGCGCTTTTGTCAAGTTAGCTTCCGCTTTAGCTGCTTTTTCCAAGGACACAGCATTATCTTGATTAGCCTTAGTGAGTTTCTTTAATTCAGCAGAAGACAGTTTTTCTACATTTAACTTTTCCTCTATCCTCTTGCTTACGGCTTGGGTTATTTCAGACTGTTTTCTAAGAGCCTCTGTTAATTCGTTAGATGCAGAACCTGCAACTTTAACTTGAGTATTATAAATGTTACCTAACTTCTCCAAGTCAGCGATGCCGTCCACATTTATCTTTAGACCTTTTGCAAGCTCAATAGCTGCATTTTTATAAGTTTCCCTTACTTTACCAATAGTATTATCAAGTTCAATCAACTTTTGAATCTCACTATCTTCAACGAAATCTTTTAATTTTAAATCTGCCATAATTACAGGTAATGTCTATATTCAACAATCTTTCCTTTTATCTCAACTCCAAGTTTATCAAAAGCATAGGTACCATCTTCTTTCTGATAAACGACATACATGCAGCCATCTAAGACAGCTGCTTTCTTTGCAAGATCACTGATACGTTCCAGTTCACTCTGCATCTTTTTTGTTTCACAACCACAAGCCATTTTCTACCGATATCCACATTCTGAAAAGAAACGTTCCATCCGGGGACGGAGATACATAATATTAAAGTACTCTTTAGCTGTATCACCAATGCCTAAAATCTGCTCACCGTATTTCTTCTCAATAGAACTACCGTCCGTAAATCCTTTCGTTGAAAATCGAAGCCCGGAATCAATTCTATCGGCAGTTATGCTATCATAGAAAGTACCAGTAATAAAGAGGTTAGGTACCTCAACCGGACGCGGTGGCAAATAAAGCATCTCACTTCTAAGAGGTGGAGTTATCCTCTCCTTCCATCGTTTATATTGTTCCGCACGGTTCTGCCAGGGACCGGGCTCGTTAAAATAGGTGTCAGTATCATAATCAGGATTCAATAGATGTTCAGTACCGTCCAGACCGGAATATAATTGCTCCTGAATGCAATCAACGAGCACATTCTTATGTTCTTCCATACACCTAATACATTCCTCTTCAAACCCGGATGCAATGGAATGAATAACTCTATGTAATTCATCAAAATCTGCCATACAGTAAAAATATAACGGGCCGGGCTGTAATCACACCCCAGCCCGTCGGTTACTTAGTTATCGCATCGTACACTTCCGAGAGCTTCTTCTTGCGGTCAGCTTCCTTCAGTTCCTGCCACACGACTTTAATGTGTGCATTAATAAACTCTTCCTTCGTCATGCCCTTCACAGCAACCTCGACGAACGTAACATTATCTACCTTCATGACACCTGCTCGATACCTCTGATTCCTTTTTCATACAATACAGAAGGAGCTTTCAACGAAGGAACCGCCCCGGCTTTAGGAACAATGGTAATGATACCATCCGAATATGTAGCAGAAGTTACGTTATTCATAACTTCAGCAGCACCATCAGCAATAAGACTGCCAAATTCTTCTGTACGGTCATAACCACCAACAACTTCAACTATTTTGTAAGTATTTTCGGCCTCCAACTTTTGAAACACAACATCAACCAAGCCTTTAACGAAATTCTTGGGATTGAAGTCTAACTGCACGTAGTCAAAGTGCAATTGGCTGTCTTCCACATCTTCATGTGAAAAACTAACAGTCATCGCAGACTTAGCACTACTGGTCGGGTACTGTGTCACGGTCGGGTAAACAGTAGACATCGGAATACCGGCAAGGATATCAGTGTCATCATTATAACCGATCAACATATTATCCTGATTCCAAAAGTAAACGTCCCATCCTTTATTGGCACATTTCAGAAGCTGGGCATTCAAAACCTCATCAAATTTCTTCAAAGTGAAGGTGTCTGTTTGAGCGCTAAGCCCGTTGTATTCACTTGCACCATACCCTACAGCATTAACTTGGGGCTCTCCACCATTCTTGGCATACTCCAGGAATGGCAAAATAGGGTAAATACGCCCGGGACGGTCTGCATGGCACAATTCGAGCAACTTCTCACCTGTTATATCAGCAGGGAGTTTGACACCATGTTCTGTCAAGATAGCACCTTTGACTTTTTTCCAGTCAATGCTACAAGCAGAACTACCAGTGTTCATCCGGGAACCCTTACACGTTCTAATCTTTCTCATTTTCTTCTACAATTAAGATTATTAATTTTTATTTCCATCGAGCGTATATTTATGGCATCAATCGGCTCGCTCACAGCCTCACCGGAATCTGTATAGGCTCCGTATCTGCCATATGAATAGTTTTCTGAATAACTATGTTTCACTTTTTCGTCATAGTCGCAGTCGAACCGAGAATCTTCATATAATACTTCCAATAAACGTTTATAGATTGGCCGAAGGATATTTTTAAAAGATGTGGTTCTGCGCATCTCATTGCTCCACTCTTTACAAGAAGAACATGCTATAATTAACGAAACCTTTGCTTTTGAAAAATAATCCGCGTCACCTCTATCTTCACTTATTGGAGTGAATAGTGCAACCAATGGAAACTTCCTTTCAGACTGGGCAGAAGACTTACTGTATTCATCTAAAATATCTTTGATATATTGACTGCTACCGAAGATGTAATTCAACCTTGGGGACTTCACTACTTTAGTTCCCCCTTTCCCATTTGGATAGAGGATTTCAAGCCCTTCTGGAAGTTCCTTTACAATCTCCTCAAACAGTTCTGTTATATCTAAATCTATCATAAATTGAAAGCATTAATTGGAGTCAAAAGATTCTTGGTTATTTTCACATCGAAAGGACAATCATTCGACATAGCCCATTCAACAAACTGTTTGTTCTTCTCTACCATGCTATTCCATGTGCTTACTTGTCTCTTCAAAGGAGCTACATATTCATTAGCACATTTCAAACGGACAAGCCCGGTTATTGTAGCCTGTGTGTTTGCGTCACGAAGAATATGATAAAAGACATAGTCAGCGAACGGTTCACACAGCTTCTCGCACAATATTGCATATCCGGACTGGGGTTCTTCTTTCTCTTCTGAAATATCAACTTCATTTGAAGAATCTTCCTTTTCCCGTTCAATAAGCTCCAAATAATCTGTGATAGCTTGGGAAAGAGTCACACCAACAACATTCCGGAGAAATTCGGGCTGAAATGCCTTAATATACCCATTTATCACCTCATTCACAGCAAGAGATTGAGGCGAAGGCATTTCAGCGACCGAAACATTCTCAATATGCCTGGGACCTGACGTAAAATATGAAACATCAATCAACATAGCGATAGTTATTTAGAAGTCTTGCCTTTCCCGGTTTTCTTTTCATCTTCCACGGAAACGGCTTTATCATCTGTAACAGTTACCTCCTTGGCATCTTCCTCTTGCAAATCTTTTGAATCGGCAACCGGAAGATTCTTTTCATCAGAAGGCACCTGTACTTCAAGTTCTGTAATGCGAGCTTTCATTGTTTCACGCTCTTCTGTCAGTTCAACAATTGTCTTATCTTTCTCTGCAATGGATGCAGTAAGCCTGCCAATCTCTTCATTTTTCTCTGCAAGCATACATTCCAATGTCTTTCGGGCATCTTCTTCTGTAACAAGACCACATTCGGAAATAGGGATGAGTTGAATCATCCCTCTATTAATCCGAATGCGTTGCTCTTTAAGCACATTGGTTACATCCTTATCGTTACCTCTAAGTATGTAATCCATAATCCTACGCTTTAGTTATTGCAGTCTTCAATGCGGCCAAATCCCCATAAGCGAAAGCCCATGGCATATAAATCGGGAAGATAACTTCTTCTTGTGCCATCAGCACAACCTCGTTGCAAAGCTTGGTCTCCACATCTTCAGCCCATTCAAGTGTCAAAGTGGTATAATCAACCAAATTTGCGGCTTGGTTGAAGTCACCCAAAAGATACTTACCGGGAAGAATACCACCGTACTCGATAATCGGGCGACCGGCAATATATTTCACCCCATCAACCATTTTAACGATACCAAGATTACGTCCTGTCGTATCTTTCTCTGATTCCATACCGTTAACAGTCATTGGATTAAGAATAATAGCATTCGGGAAATACTGGGCATATGTCATTGCGGCGAAAGCTGTTTTCACTACATCTTCAGAGTTGGGTTCCTCAATGTTCTTAAAACCGGCTTCATGAACACTGAATGTCATTTTATCCGTAGCCGTTTCAGCACCGGAGAATGCGACGCCAGGAATAAGGATACGACCATCTTCCATTTTCACAAGAGCGTGTGTTTTGTTCAGTTCTGTAAGAACAGCGGCACCAGCGAACGTGATGCTCATTCCATCAAGAATCAAATCCTGTGGTTCTGCAAATTCTACAATCACATCCTTATCACCGTTATATCCGGTAATAGCTTTTACAGCACCGGCGGCACCTGTAACAATGGCTGTACTGATAATCTTCTCTACAGAAGTCACCCCAGTATTATTAATAATACCAAGCAAATTCTCACCGTTACCGTCACCAAACAAGATGTTCCAGTCTTCTGCCATCCAAACAGCTTCAGGAAGCATGTTCAAGATGTAGGAACGAATGTACACTCTTGATTTCAACATACGTTTTGAGATACGGATATGAGTACCAAGACGCTTAGTTCCTGTCTGTATCTCTTTTACCTTGATGCTTGATTCAGGCAAACGACCGTTCTCTGTTACAAAACGGGCATTGCGGTTGAAAGCATATACTTGCGCGTAGGCGAGTTGAGGATATGCAGGATCAGCAGTCAACGTCGTTAATACATCACGCATATGCAGCTTTTTGTTGGCAACCTGAGTCACAACACGTTTCTGTTGTTGAGTTATCAACAAATCACCAGTGTAATTGTCAGTCATGGAAACGACATCTTTCAAGGAGAAGCCGTCAAATTCTCCTGATTTGCGTGTTTTTCCTTCTGCGAAATCTCTGAATTTTTCAGAATCAAGCATCTCGTTCAACTTCTCATCGAACTTGTTGATAGCATTCATAGACAAGCCCTTTTGTTTCATTTTCTCAATACTTTCTCCAAGGGTCTTTACTTGGGCAACGAGTTCTTCATTGTCTTTAACCAATTGCTGGAACTTCTCATTGTCATAGGATTTCAGCAATTTATTAATATCGTCAAACTGTTTTGATACCTCATCCGGTGATGCAATTCCTTCAAGGGACTTGTTTACTACTTCACACATCATGCCGACGATGTTTTCCATAAACGCCTTCTGTTCTGCCGGCAAGCCGTCCGTTTTCAGATTAAAATCTGATACTGTAAATTTTCTAATTGGCATAAAATTTAAATTTTAAGTTATTTATTCTCGAAACAGCTATTCAAACTCTTAAAATCGAGTAAAGTGCCATTATCAGCGGCTTTAATCGTCACTTCATCGTTCCCATTTTCCCCGTCATTCTTTTCTTGAGTGTCAACAGACGGCTCATTTTTTCCGGTGGTATCTTCAGAAGTGTTTTGCAGAATAGCATTCGAACGATATACTTTTCCCCAACAGTGGGGACATCTTACATAATTCATAAGGTCTTGTAGACCCTTTTGAGAAAATTCTTTCTTTTCTGATTTGACAGAATCAATAAGAGAAATTACTTGGGTTCTAATCTCCGGAGTGAGCTTCTCCATTTCTTCCCTTACAATGTCCTGTGTTATCCATCTCTGATAATCAGCAGCATAATCTAATACCTGTTGGGCAAAGGTATGCTCTGTTTCTGCATCATAATCAAATTGATGACCACAATGAGGACATGAGACAACGGCACCACCGTTAAGGCTCTTCAGTAATAAACTTAATTCCATATCGTAACCTTTTAAACGCTCATCACTATATCCATGCTGCAAGAACGCTTTACGAACGAAATCAACAGCCTCCTTTACCTGGTCGGCAGTAGCAGACTTAATATTCACAAGGAAAGTCTGGGGATTACTCCCCCAACTTGTCAATGTTGAATATTCCATCATACGCCATTCAAGCACTTTACAGGGATCAACAGAATCTCTTTTAATGGCCTTGACCCCAATAGAATGTTCAAGTGTTCTGCCATTCTCTGCAAACAGTTTATAATCAGCTAACGTATCACGGCCAATCTGTTTTTCAAGATTTAACTGACCGACCATAACCAAATTACCTTCTGTTTCCTTACCACTCAACGGAACACCTAACAACTGGTCTGTACGATGATTCAGGAACCAACGCATCCGACCAATATTTTCTTTCAATGTCTTATTGAATGAGCCGGGCATAGATATGTCATTTTGTGAGTCCTTCACACCGATACCATTCACCGCAACGGTAACGATACCCTTCTCATCAACATCATTTGCCTTTGTCTTGTACTGAAGGCTTTTGATTTTCTCTTCCATCTTTTTCATCTCCACTTTTAGTGTTAAAAACTCGATTTACTTTATCCAGTTCCTCATCTGACATATCAAATTTCAATTTGTCAAACAAGGGATTTTCTATCATACTTTCACCTATTTGGGCACGCCAGTCATTGAGCGTTATAAGCCCACATGAGAATTGTTCACGACAACGTTTATTTATATTTGTCTTTACGTCCTCGGATTCTTTCAATCCTTCCTGCAAACAATCAACATCAGAGAAATCACAATCCAAATAATATCCCCCTCCTTCAAGACCAAGGAAAGCTGTAAAATCCTTGCAGAATTGTTTGGCCATAGGAATAACAGTTGAACAATATACGCTCTTTTCAGCAGTAGCCTGATTGCTAAATGTGGACTGGTCTTTTCGCGGAACAAGAACGGCAGGGATGCCGTATGCCCCTGCAATATTTATTGCATCAGCCAAAGTCTCTTCAAACGGCTGTAACTCTGCAATAGAAAGATTAGTACGAACAAAGTCAATATCTGCATCTGAAATACCATAAGGTACCTGGCCCTTCCTTACACCATACTTCTCAAAATTTTGCTTCAAAAGCTGTTCCTTTTCATCGTCAGTCAACGCTATTGAACCGGTAGCATCAGTTTTCTTACTTACAATAAAGCCCAATCCACCCCGCTTTACATAAATCACATTTCTAGCTTCATATACAGCTATTAGATTTGACATTGGCTTATTTTGGGAAGCAAGACGACTTTTGGACTTCAAGAACATAGCCCCTGAATAGAACTCTGCACTTCCGTCTCTATCATGCCATATTTGGTATGGAGGAATTTCCAAACTACCATTCCAACCATACTCCAAACGATAGCTACGAATAATATCTTCTGTTTGGGCAATACCAAACAATGGCATATTCCCGTAAACAGGTTCTACAATAGTCTTATCAGAAGGTAGCACCCAATAATTATCGCAATATCTCCATTTTTCAGCTGTAGAAAAGACATCAGGCATAGCGGCACGAATAAAGCTATTCCCTGTACACAATTTATAAATATGGTGCTGATAAATCAATTCTTTCCAACGCATCAAACAATTAGGACGACTAAGTATGCCATTCATTCGTTTATTCGCCCATACTATACTGTCATCCTTAGTTTTCTTCAATTGAAAATTAGCACCTGCAATTCGCGATGCAATATAATCGATCGGGAAAAAGACTTCAGGTATCGTACTGAATAGCGTTAGATAGTTACTGCCCGCTACAATAGGACTAGTAAGGTCCTCAATGTATGCAACTGACCATTTTTCAGCCTTGCCACTTTGAGTATCTATATCCTTATTTTCAGATGAAGTAACTATTTCAACTTCACCTTTAGTCTTAGATTTCTTTCCAAATAGATTATCAAAAAAAATATTCATTGGGTTCCTTTTTGAGCAAAACTAAGTAAAAAGGAAAACCGTTTTCCAAAACACTAAAATCTTGAAATTACGAAAACATAATACCAACAATATAACATCCTTATTTTCAATCACATATAACGTAATTCAATTCAAACCTAATTTTACAACGAACTGTACTAGCCCACTCAAAACAGCACTGGCCTCTTTTGTTTCACTATCTTTATTATAGTCCATCAGGTTATTCATGAAGGCAACATATTCCGTATCAGATTCTATTTTTGATGCAGAAAAAAGAATACTATTTTTCACATAATCAGATGTTGCAGCAATACGCTTGTCTACATCCGGAAACTCTTTCATTACACGAATCTCCTTGTTTGTACTAGAACGGAGTTCACGAATAAAAGGAAAATAAGCATCCGTACATTCAATTACACATGAATCAGATTCATGGGACAAAATAGAAGAACGTATATCTTCTGTTGAAGTAGTATCCATAAATACGACATCAACAACATGCCATTTATTTCCACATCTAAACGCTTGTATAAGGACAAATTTCCCATTAACATTCGGCATCACATATAGAATCTTCTTAGTGTATTTACATTCGGTATCTGGATTGAAGAAATTAATAGTGCCATTACAAGCATACAAGTTCCTTTTTCGCCGGTTACTAAACTCTATATACTGCTCACTACACAAATCCACAACAACATAGCGAAACGTATCGGATAAATGACCATGTTCCTCATATGTCTGCATGGTAGTTTTATTCTTGACCTTGGTTTTAAGAATGGCACCGTTAGCATCTTTCTGTACGCTCATGTAGTCCTCGATAGATACCGAACATGATTCGTCAATGTATATCTCTATACCGGGAACAGTACAATCAAAAATGGCATTAATAAACTCACCGGTCATGGCAACACTCGGATTCTTGTTGCCTACCTTATCTTCAATCTCGAATCCTTCTTTTTGTAATGTGTCTATGAATAAGTCCATCCAAGAGCGTTTTTCATCATCAATGCTGTTGGCCACCTTTGTTGAGGCATCACCATGTACATATAACCTATCAGAATATTGGATAGATTTCAGATACTTTGCAACAAGCTTGGAAGCTTTCTTAACTGTATTGTTCGGGCTTTCGGCACACGTTTCATGGAATTGCCAAACCTTGGTACCAGTTGTGAAATCGACCTGCCAATATGATACACTGATATATGGAAGCACGTTGTTATCGACAGAGATATGAATAGGCAAGTCCGGAACATACTTATGTTCACCGGAATGTTTGCCACGGTTGAAGGAACCGAAGAACTCGCTACCGGTACGAATGACACCCCATTCTCCCAATGCGTACACATTATAATAATCCGGGTCGTGAACTCTATCATATTCAAAGTCGGCAACACATTGCTCATCATAAAAACCGTATGTGCCATCAGGACTACCGACCACCCAAAAATTATTCAAATAGGTAGATTGGATAATAACTGTATTAGGTGCCTGTTCCTCGATTTGCTTAGTACGAAGATTAAGTATTTGCCTGGGTGCATTCTTCTTTACGGATTTGACCTTGGTAAGTTCTTTCGGCAACTCTTTGCCGGCAATGGTAACCGTCATCGGTACATCATGCCATTTATCTTTATCAATAAACTCTTTCTTTATCCAATGGCTTTCACTAATCGGGTTGAAGGTACAAATAATCTGCTGCCCTTTCTTACCACGCAAACGCTTACGTAGCTGCTTGAAATCCGGATGCTCGAACTCTGACCATTCCTCTAACTGAACTCGCTTATAGTTAGAGATACCTTTTATCTTCTCCGGATCGTCAAGACCGGAGAAATCTATCTTCGCACCATTTACTAGACATTTAATAGTATTTTGTTGGAATTTGAACAAATGGGATATGCCAAGACCGATCGCAGCGACCTTATAATCTTCATAAATGGTTTTGAGAATAGAAGCTCCTACCTTACGCATAACAAGAGTGTTCTCACCGTCCTGTAATGTCTGTATCAGTATAGTTTGTGCAACACTGTACGATTTACCGGAAGATGAACCTCCATAGAGAATGATAAAACGGATAGTCTCATCATTCAAATACTTCAATAGATAGAATCCGTTAGGATTTAGCTTCTTATAATTTATAACCATATTGTTCTAAAAGTAAGGTTTCTCCGTAGGGTGAATACCGGATTTTACACCTCAAATTGTTCTATTCGTCCGATTTATCATTATCTTCAAATCCGATACGAAGTTCACCGACTTTATTTCCGTCTCCACCTTTGATATTGACATTCTTATCGGCTTCCCATCCATTCCAGGCACCAAGCAAACGAGCGGCTTCTGTTTTACCGTTGAACTCATAGACAACTTCTCCTCTCTTATTCTGAATCTTCTTCAATGCATTACGGGTACGCTTTGGAAGCTGCGAAGGACTTTTCATCTTTACCTTACCTGTTAGCTCATCGACAATATACAAGTCATTAGGATCAGAAGTTATGATATCCATCAGCACACGTTCAACTGTTTCACGTTTAACTTCAGATTCTTTCGCCCTCTTTTCTCTTATCTCTTTTATCCTTGATGAAACCTTGATGTTTTGCATAAGGGCATGAGCATTGCGCCAAACGCTCTCTTGTTTCATCTTAGAACAGTCGTAAGCCATTCGGTATGCTTCACTTGCATTGCCATCTATGTCAACGTAATACTGGCAGAACTTCTCCTGTTTTAATGTTAATGACTTCTCTTTACTCATAGCTTCAAATTATTAAATTCCTGCATGAAGAAACAATGATAGTTACTCAACATGCAGGAATAAATTAGAATGGTTGTACATTCAAAGGATTTCTATTTCTCCGCCCCCGCATTTTTTTGAGAATTATCCTCTCTCCGCACTGCGAATACCTTTTTTACTCCGTCCTCGACAGGAGTATAAGACAAAGGTACTAAATAGATACCCCGGTTCACCGATTGCTCTAAATTGTCAAATTCACGTTTCTCATTAATCAACTCTATTTCAAGCGGTTTGTAGTATTTTACTAAAGATGCAAAATACATAGTAGTCACAGGCTGGACGTTACAGATATTGATGAGCTGACGATTACACCCAACCGCATAGATAAGCCCTTCGACGACATCATCTATGTAAGTGAAGCACCGGATATTCTGACCACAATTGTATAAAGACACGTTTTCCTTTTCTATCAGGAACCAGAGAAGAGTTCTTTTTCGCGGATTAGGTCCATATACATTATGCAGCCGGCACCCGGTCGCAGCCTTACAATAGACAGATGCATACTGTTCATCGAAATACTTGCTTATTCCATACATGGAAGTGGTATTCTCCGGATTCGCCGTTGACGAACTGGCGTATACTAACTTCACATGATACTGGTTACATGCATCAGCTACTCGCATGAAAGTATCAATGTTATCCTTCCTGATTTGTTCCAGGTTTCCATTAAACACACTAGTTTGCGCCGCTAAATGGAACACACAATCAATACCCCCATTTTTCAGGAACTCACATACTTTTGTGGCTTCAGTACCGCACTTTCGGTCAAGTCCTATGACTTCAATACCTCTTTTTACTAATTCTCGGCAAAGGGCTTTACCTATAAAACCCTCACTGCCAGTTACAATCATTTTTCTCATCATCACAAAAAAATAAAGGTGTATCGAATAAACAATACACCAAAGGTTCAACAATTATATAAATTTCAGTTCTTATTATTACAATCTTTCCTTACCTTTGCAATATGAATAAAGACAGAAAAAGAGTTCTGATAATAGGTAACGGATTTGACCTTTGTTTAGGCAGAAAGACTTCATACAAGGACTTTTGCCAATCTGAATTTTGTCCTAAAGACTACCCATCTCCTTTAATCAAACATTTAAATGACAAATGGAACGATAATTTAGATGCTGTAAAATGGTATGATTTGGAGAATGAGTTATACAATTATTATATAAGAATCAAAAACAATAATGGGCAAATAATAGACCTATACAACGATAAAGAAAGGAACGTTTTAGAACAAATTCAAGCAAATGGACCAGTCACAGAATTTTATGAATGTATAAAATCTAATGTAGACATTGTTAATAATCTGTTAAAAAACGGAATATTAATCTTGCCACGCTTTTCTTGTTATATCAGTTTCTCGCATGAAGATATATTAAATCCTCCTATTGAACGAGACCAAAAAGCCTTACAACTCATAAAAAATGGATTAATACAATATCTCATAAAAGTGCAACAAGAAACTATTAACGAAAATTCTATAGCTGCAATTGTCGCAAGAGCATTTATGCAGAATAAATCAAATGATCAAATTGTCATATATTCTTTTAACTACACGAGTTTTAGTGAAGTAGCTCCTAATTCCAGTTTTGCAATGGAGTTTAATGATACAATAAACTATGTACATGGATGTATCTTAGATGGAAATATTATATTAGGAACAAAAGATGAGAAAATTGCTCATAACTATGACTTCATACAAAAATCATTTGATTCTCAGTATAATCCTCCTGCTATGGTATATGATTTAATGGATGCTGATGATATTACAATATTTGGGCATTCATTAGGCATAAATGACAGCCAATATTTTAAAGCCTTTTTTGAAAGGCAATCTTCATCTACTAATCCTCAAAAGAAGAATATTACAATATTCACTAAAGACGCAAAATCAGAAATTGAGATAAAACGCTCACTACAAGAAATGACAAACTGGAATTTGACATCTTTATATGGATTGAATAATCTCCAAATAATTAAAACAGATGAATGTGCCAATACCCCAACCCTATTAAGAAAGTACATCAAAATGTATGTTGATAATGATGAAGATATTGGAAATATAATCCACAGCTAACCACTATGTTCGCAATAGATTATTATATCCTATTTATTTCATTACTATATACATTTGGAGATTTCATCATTTTTTTGTTTATTTGCAAAAACATCTAATAATATGAAACGATTCATAAACATTACCATATCTGTAATAACGCTCTTGGCTTTAATCATCATTTTAGTTATTGGGTTAGATATACAAAGTCTCAAATTAGGTTCATTTACAAATGCTCAAAATATAAATAGCATATTAATTAATTTATCATATAGTTATATCGCTGGAGCTTTTTTTTACTTTTTGGTAACAACTATACCTTTCTATTTGAGAAAAAGAAAAATTAATCTTGTCATCAAAGATAGAATAAATATTATTTCAAAAGGTACACAAACGATCATCTTTGCATATGATCCATCATCAATCAATTTAACGATTGAGCAAATTGAAAATGTGAATTTGGATAGAAATAATGAAAATGATTTATTGAATCTTTTTAAAAGATCAACGATTTTTGATATTTCAAATGTTGCGAAACAAGTTTTGCCAGAAACAAATACTAAAATTTTATTCACAATAAATCAATCATTGCAAATAATTGATAAAGCTATTGATGAAACACTTAACTATTTAGATTATCTTTCTGAAGAACAAATTATCCTATTGAATAATATAAAGAATTCAGCATTTAAGAATACGGTTTCTTCATCTACTGACAACGAATTTTATAAATATATGTTTAACCAGCCTCAAGTCGTTGATACTTTAGCAAAAGATTTCATTGTATTCTGGAAAGATGTAAAAAAACTAAATAGTATATCAAAATAATCAATATTATCTTTCAGGTATATTTTAATTATCTCTTTATCGATTTAAATAATAATTACATTTAAATCCTTTTCTTGGTGAGAAGTCTGCAAAATCGCAGGTCTTAAATATCTGATGCTTGTTAGCCCATTGTGCAATATCCTTTTCATATAAAGTAGGTTTGCGGTTATTATTAAAGTCCCGGTATGGCTGTACAAAAGGAGAAATTCCTAACTCTTTAAGCCTATTTAATCGATACATATCCTGTTCTACTGTAGAGTTAAAACCTACTAAGACATAACAAGACAAATTACGAGGCTTGATATATTTAGTAACTTCTCTCAACTTTTCTGTAAGGTCAATCTCCGGTAAATCCCATGCAATATGGATTCTTCTTTTCAATTTCAGCTTACTCAAATAAAATGCTTGCTCCTCATTCATGATCCTGACATCAACACCATGTAAATTGACCATCTGATTTTTCTTTTGCAGATAATTAATGGCATCTCTCCATTCGGGATTTGCAAAAAAATTGTTATCTAACACCTCGATCCATTCTCCTTTAGGATTCAACTCAACTGGTTCTACTGCCCGGATATATCCTTCTTTTTCACGAACCAAACAAAACGGACATTTACGGATGCAGCCCCGGCTAAAGAACTGAATAGAGAAAGGATACTGGGGATAAATGGAGTAATCCATCAACAAACTGTTTTCCACATCATCAGAAAGCCTGCTTGCAATGTCATACCCAGTACCGCCTTTCTCTATAATATCAGCTTGTAAGGTCAAGTAATTAAAATCAGGAGTGAAAGTAAATACTTTGCTTGACATTACTTTATCATATTGACTGAAAGGGGTAGCCCATTCCACTTGGTCACCTCTCGCCTTATGATATGCAGATGCACGCATAAGAGCGAAGTTAGGGAAGTGATGACCGTCTACATCTACAATTCCAATGTTCATCATTTTTCTTATGAGAATTATTTATTCCGATTATTATATCTCCAAGCTCTGATAAACCACTTTGTTAATTCCCAAAGAACTCGTGGAGAAAATATAATCTTTCTAATTACATAGAATGGTATTATAGTTTCCATTGCTACGTAGTAGTTATCTTTAAACTTTCTATGCCTTGTACACGATTCTGCTAATTTCTTCTGGTTTAAATCAACCCAGCCATGATAATGTACACCGATAAAATTTTTGTGTAACCAAAATTCGGATAGTCTTTTTCGGTTCTTACAATCAGTTTGACATATAAAAAATCCCCATCCCATAATCATTCCTTTCTTATCTTGTTAGTCATTAATCAATAGTTCTAATTCAATTAATAATTCCCGTTTCGCCCAACGTCTTGCACGCATATTAGCAAGTTGATCTGTTCGTCGTTTGGCTTTCTTTGAAGCACGGGTATTGTAGGTATGATTGGGAAATTTATCATGACCAGGACAACATCCAAAATCCTGTCTTTTTATGCCTTCTTTCCTCATTCTTTTTCTTGTATTAAAAAATAACCTCTGTAAATTCATATGAACTAAGTGCATTTTCCAAACTATCGAAAGAGTCAAATTCTCTTTTAATGCGTCCAAACTGATATGAATACACTTCTTCACCTCGTTTACGCTCCATGTTAATAATATATCTGAAACCATCTTCCCGTGTAACTGTAACAGGATAACCTTCTGTTATATTATCAATTATCTTTTGTTCGTTTAAAATCACTTTATTCATAATTCCAAGTTATTGGTTTAACCCTTAATTCTTTACATCTATAAAGGTAATCGTTGTTGACAATTTTAACAAACAGAAACTTCGCCATTTTAACGCCATTTTCATTCGGTCTTTTTCTTCAACAATTCAAGTACAATTCTTTCCCCTTCTTTCATTCCATCAATGTACCCTTTTGCACGTTCACCGGCATTATATACTATAAAAGAGAGGATCAACAGAAACAGTCCGAGCGAACGATGCCAGTACGGAAGCTGAACTGTAAACGGTTTGATTGTTATAGACAAATGCCCTACATATAGCAGGAACACAAGCAAAATCACACATGAAATAATTATTGTTTTCATATTAATCTGTAAATAAATTAAGTTGAGTTGTAAACTCGGGTTTATAAATTCTAAATTTACGCTTAAAGAAAGTCTCAAAGGCTGTTACAATTTCAGAGATGGTATTATCAGTAATGCCTAATAATTTATCATCGGCAACTATAAGAGACAAAGCCTTGTCAAGAGTCATTTTCTTCTCAATAAACAGGGAATACACCAAATATCTACGGGTATATTCCCCAGCCTTGAGTGACTCAACTTCTTCAGGAGTGGCCTTTCTCTTGTACAATACTTTATACCAATGTGTTTCAGCAGTACGAGCACGCTTTTGTCTCGGTAACAAGTCATAAAACACGGCAATTTCATTCTTTTGGATACACTTATGTTTTTTACGAACACCATACATCACATAAGGAGTGTTCCAATCAGGATGAGTCTTTCGATATTCAAGCTCCAGCTCTCGATCAATAAGATCTTGCTCAAAGTCTTGTTTCATTAACCATTCCTCGAACCAGGCAGCAAGTGCTTCTTCTCGATCATAATAATCTTTTCCATTTATACATAAGGGTATCATAATAATTATTTTTGTTGCATTTCACGTTTAAATCTTTCCTCTAAATCAAAAATGGTTTCTCCACTATTACGCCGATAAGGCCTATCAGTGTTTAGCTGAAGTTCTTTTAGCTTTTTCCAATACCATGGAAGGTACAAATACATATTCTTCAACTCCTTCAAGTTCTTATTTCCACAACACCAGCAACTCACACGATCAAGCAGTTCATATAGCCTTACTCCATCCTCATGCCAAACAAAGCCTTTTGTGTAACAGTACTGGAGTGCATCTGCTTCTGTAACACCCCAGTCACGAAGTGGTAAAACCCGATTAGGCCGATTTTCTTTTTCAAAGCGATGCGTCTCATCGGCAGCAATTCCGACATAATCAATTCCATCTTTTGTGTGAGCTTTCAATGCACGAAGTTTTTCACTCGTTCCCCACCGACATGTTCCCCCACACCAACTATATCCTTTTTTATGGATAATATTGGTCCCTCTTTTCTTAACCGGTCTTTCAAACATTGTCCAAAGAAAAGGTTGCTCCGGATGCAGTTCTGTATATTTAATGCCAAGTTTTTTAAGAATTGGAAGAACAGCATCACGAGTGTTATAGATTGCCTGAAATTCCATACCAGTATCATAGAAAACGACTTCATCCAACTGATATCCTTTTTCTATTAGCATGAAAAGCATTGCTAAAGAATCCTTGCCAAAACTAACTGAAGCATAATATCTCATACAAGAAACTTATTATTAGGTGAGTCCTTTTTTTGCTTTGCCCTCTCGCTATTAACCTGTGACATACACATACGGCACCATGACGACAAACACCGGTATTTCTTTCCATGCGAAGTAATCGTATTTACGTAAAACCGATTGAGATAGAAATAATGCCCGCAATGGGTACATTTTTTCATCTCTCTACCACCTGCATCAAACTTTCTATTTCGAGGTTTACGACGAATAAGAGTACATCCCTTACAATAATTATCTTCACCACGATATCGCCGACAATGAGAGAGGGATTTCACACCACATTTCGCAAAGGCCACGCAGTCAACACGTACAGATGAATGTGCACTCATAACTTTCTCTCCTTAACAAACTTAGTTAGTACACGGGAAATAACTTCTGTATTTTCAAACATAAGCCATTCCTTTGCCACATTCCAAGCAATGCTCATAAATGGATTGAAGTTATCTTTTTTAACCGTATGGTGAGATAAACGCCCCTCTGTGGGCTTCAAACCTTTATCGTGCAGAATACAAAGACCATTCTCGAAGAAAGCACAATACTCTTTGCCTACAACGGGCTGAATCATAGGTATAATCGAAGTGGTAACACCTAATAACATTCCGGAAGCCCATTGAGTTAAAGCTAATCTATCAGAATATCCGGCATCAATAATCTTCTCAATATCATCCGGGGTTCCTAAACATGGTGTATTACATTGCTGTTTACAAATACTACATGAACATTGTACAGGCACACGACCTGAAGCCCTCATTACCCTTTGTAATGAGGTTTCTCTTGATAATTCTCCCATAACTGTATTGTTTGAGGTAGTTCAAAGGCTATTAAATATCTCCCCACAGCTTTACTGCAAGGTCATAATTCTTTTGAGCTTCGTTTACATCTTTCTTAGCATAAGTTAAAGTGTAAGAGTGCATACGTGGATACTTCCCAGATTTAACACCTTCATGATACTCTTTTGCGACCTCTAATTTATGTTCATAGAAATCTATGCTTTCAGGCATTGACAAATTTATGGTATTAGCTCTTTTATCCCAATATTCTGCTTTACTTTCGTGTTCTGCTGCTTTTTCGTCAAACAGAACACTTTTACCCATATTGTTCCAAGCATCGTCTATCGCTTTTCTATGTCGCTTTTCGCTATGATGTCCTACTTTTATAGGCTCACCAAGGGAAAGAAAATCTTTATCTTTGTTGGACTTATTATAGTATTCATTACTTCTCTGTACAGCAGATGCAGCCCATTTCCTACGACGTTCCGCTCGTCGCTTCGCCCATTCTTGAGCATTAAAGCCGTCAGCTCTAACAATGGAGTAATAGTAAAATCCATCTTTCTCGAAGATTAGATTAAATACTATACTTTCGTTCTCCTTACCGTACTTGGTGGTAACCTCAATAGTTTCACCTTTTTCATGCTTCTCATCACACTTTGCCAAAAATACATTTGGCGCAAATTTGTAATACGTGTTCATTTTCTTAATTAAATTGGTTTGACTTATATGAAAAATGAGAAACCACAGCTACTTAGCCGTGGTTTCATCATTAAATAACTTTGGTTGACTGGGTTGAACCAAATCATCGAATAAACCAGGAACACGAGGTTGTAACGCCTTGTATTCTTCCCGAAAGAATTCTTCTTTGGTTCTCCCATTTTTTTTACCCTTTCGTGTATGTACATCGAAAGTATAGTCTGGAATAGGAATAGGATAACGCCTGACATCATTTATCCACTTTTCTATATCAATATCCTTTCTATCATAAATGAAGTTTTGCAAATGATCCGCATCACGATTCTTTCTACATTCACAAAGGAGAATAACAGCTTTACTGACAAATATCCTCCCTTTGGGTTCAGTAGCAGTCTTGTTTACCAGCTCATGCCCCTGCCACAATGCTTCTATCTCTTTAGTAATGATTCCATAGCAATCTTCAGCACTAATGGTAAACAGACGCTTCCACACATAGTCGCGGTACCCACTCGCCCAAAGTTCCAATGCAAAAAAGCCGGCTACCCCGGTGTCGGCTCGCCTAATGGCTTTCTGCATTGCAGAACTCACCTCAAAGAAATCATATCCGCAAACTGTTCTTATAATCATAATTCTAATTTAATGGTTTGACTTTTAATTGATTACATCAGTAAAGTTAGCTAAAAAAGACGAATATGGCAAACAGAATGGGCACCATTTAAACGCCTTTTTTACAGACTATTAGAATTTGAATTTGCATGATATATTATATTGAACGAGCTGCTTTGTTTTGTCTTTCCCATTAGTGGTTGCACTCTTTAGCAAAATACTATCACCAAAATTCTTTTTGATAAAGAGGATAGATTTACGTTCCTCTTCCTGATTCCTTATAGAAGCAAGCCCACCAGCGTTTACAAAAGTGTTCTTTTGCTCAAAATTATACCGCAAATCGGTTAAAACCTTACGTTCTTTGTACTTCATGTAACAAGAAATCCAAAAATCTTCCTTCAAACGTATTTCCTCATTCCACCAGGTGTTTTTGTTATAGATTACTCCATAACTGCAACCGGTTATCATTTTCGAAAGAGAAAGAAAAGCGGATTCATCATACATTACCGGCGATATCCGAGCGGTGAAGCCAAACAGATGTACATCCATCATACTGGCCATCTCAAATAATGACTGAATGATATTGGTTATCTTATCTTTATCCTTTATCCGGCTAGGTTCTCCTTTTTCCACATAAATAGGTTTGCAGGCATGGACATCATCATCAAGCATGAAAAGTTCTCCAAAATGCTTTGCCATCCAGTTACGTTTCGGGATGAGGCCCATAACGTCGTCAGGATGAGTAACAATTTCACATTCTGGGTTAAATTGATGATATAAGTCAGCTTGACTTTCAGCAACGCAAATGATAGGATCGTTCACCAACTTTTTAGCGAACACCCGGTCATGGCGTTTATGACTTGGTATTACTATCTTGCAGGGCATGGCGAACGTCTTTTATATCAATTACATTGGATTTACTTATTTTCCCGGTTTTGTATGACTTCATGTGCTGCATGTCCAGCCTTTCACGAAGCCAGTTGCTATCTACCTCATTACTTGAGGTGATGATAAACAACTCATGTTTTTCGTCATACTTTGGAATGAGAGGATAAATGGCTGTATCATCCGTGATGGCATCGAAGCGCTCTTTAAATTCATCCTCTTTCTTCTCCGGGGCAAATTCGATGCCCCAGTCTTGGAGTTCCGCCTTATTCCACTCGTTTTCCATAACGTCCAAATCATTCTCACCAAAATTGACATTATCTTTAGTGGCATATTCCCTCAACTTCTTAACGGGGGTATCAGGTGCCAGAATTTTACAAGGCAGTTCTTTATAACCTAACTCCTTGCAAGCTCGCAAACGTAAATTACCACAAACAACAATATATCTGCCATCATTGTAGGGAAAAACTATAAGTTCTCGAAGCTCAAGCATCTCTGGCGAATCCTGAATGCTTTTCTTCATCGCTTCAAAGCGGTAATCACGAAAAAAACGTGGATTTTTCGGCAATCCCGTGAGCTGCCCCTTATTAAAATCAAGTAGGCAGACTTGAATAATCTCTGTCATAACTAACTATATTAAAATCAACAACACAAAATCAACAACACAAACAGTCAGTAACAACACCTAATCATTTTTTCTATCATCGAACTCTATCTTATCTTTGATAAGCTGTTCAATGTCCTCACAACCAAATCTTTTTAAATAGGCAACAAGGTAAATTATCATCTCGGCTGCCAATTCTTCATCTTCCGAATATTTAGGAAGATTATCACTCCTATATTTAGAAGCAATATCGAATTTTCTCCAAACGGCTTCAATTCTTATGCTAAACGCTTTTCTTGAGCTATGCTCATTCATCTTAAAGCGCTTCCTCATGATATTCAAGCATCTCTGGGCAAACCTATTCAATGTTATCATATCGATCGGGTTAAATTGTTAGACTATGAATAATCTCACACGATTCTATTAGGTTGGTCTCTGATGCGAAACCAATGAACATATTCTTTATCTATCAGCATACTATTATTTATTTTGAGGGGTCTGTTGTATCTAAATATTTCCTGTACTCTAATTCTGTCTTAGCAAGATTGATTACGGTATTAACCCCTTGGAAAACTTGTTTTGCTTGGCTCACTTTACTAGGATCTTCTTTCACATCCTTAATTTGTTGAAGAACCAAATTCCTCAAATCTTGTAAAATGGTAGGGTTCACTGTAGACACCTTATTCAACCGTTCATTAGCCAACACGACAACTGTGTTTGTTATTGGCCGGAAACGATTCAATTTGGAAGCCAAATCAAACATACTAAATACCAATACTTTGCCATTATTCAAGTATATCTCAACTTCGGTACCATCATCACCGGTACCGTCACAGTAATTGAGAATTACAACTTCTTCATTCTGATAAAGGAATGGTTTATTAACCATTTCTTTCAATCTATCTATTGCTCCATCAGTCATGATTCATTCTTTTTTGTTGTTTTATTAATTTGTCTATTCAAAGCTCCTTTTAGCTTGATTAGGTACTGAACATCTTCCGGATATCGGGCATACAAAGAATTCTCTTTTTTTAATTGTTCAGAACGACTAATCATGTAAAGGTTCTCAATGGAAACGTTTTGCCTGTTGCCATCCTTAAACTGAATATTATAACCAGGGGGGATTTCTCCATTATGCTCAATCCATACAAGCCGATGTTTAAGTTCAAAGACATTCGGTTCGGCAGTTTTCACTTCAATGTAACCGTCACGAGTTATGCGTTCATAACCGACTGGTTTATGATTTTTGGGGATATGTCCTTTCTTAAATCGAGTAGCTTTCGTTTTTGCTAATTGTTCCTCTGACATATATTCCGTTTGCTTACGTCCCTTGTTCATCGGTTGGTGGCCTTTGGGAAAGAAGCTTTTAGAAGCGCATTGAAATTTAAATTCTTTAGATTTAAAGAGCCGTAATTTAAATGCAATTCCATTTACAGCAGAATAAGTGGTACCTAATATCTGTGCTATTTCCTCATTAGTATGATTGGGATACAACTTTTTCAATTTATCAAGTCTCTCACTATTCCAAAACGAGATTCTCGGAGAGCGCCTAAGTTTTCGAATCAAGGCCTTTGTTTTAACAGCACTAAGTGTTTTATCAAGACGCCTAGCAAGTTCTTTTAAATCAGCAGTCGGGTACTCACTGTCAAGTATAGCAAGTTGTTCGCCAGTCCACGTTTTCATAAGTGCGTCAATAAAGAGAGGAAACCACTAGGCTTCCTCTGTGTTATCGTTATTTAGCTCTTTCAGTCTTTCTTTGAGCTTCTTTTCTTTCTTATCATATGAATCCGCAAGTTTCTTAGAGAGCGCTTTGAAATCATCCGGATATTGTTCTGCAAAAAGAATTTTCTGACACTTTTGCAAATAGGAGTAGAAATTCACATTATTCGATGATAAGCATTCAGCAATAAAGGCTCTATACCATTGGTGTCGGTCAGCTTGGTTGTTCTTGACATAATTTACAAAATCACTCTCACCATTCCATTTTTTCAAATTCAGTTTTTCAAGATAAGTACTGCTACAACCGCTAAGAACCAGCACATCAAAAACAAGTTGTTCATTTTCAGAGAATTCTTTTGTTCTCTGATAATATGTTTTCTCTTGCGCCCACTTGCGCATTTCTTCAGCAGACTTCTCCTTGACTATATCCTTCGCTCTTTTTAATTGGGCGTTTATTTTTTCCCTTTCTATCTCTTTTAGATCGGCAACGGCGGAAGTAGAGGAAGCCGTTTCTTTTCTAACATAATAGAAACTAACGTTAAATTCGGGAGAATAATGTCCAAAAAATGAAAGACAACGATAAACTTCTCCATCTTCAAGCATTTTCAAAGTGCGTTCATCATCTTCTGAATACCAGCACTTACATCTAAAGATTTCATCAGGATCAACTATTTCAAATCCAAGTTGTTTAACAGCTTCCAAAGTTTTTTCATAGAAAACCTTTCTATCTTCTCCCCAATATGTATCGGGACGTCTAGCGATAATTACTGTTTTTCCAAATGAAAGAGGTTCGCCAACTTTAACAAGATGTTCATATTCTAGTTGAATTTTCCGCGTCACATAAGCAATCTGTTTTTTCTCATAGCAAGCAGCATTGATACATCTAGCATCCTTACTATTCATTTCATAGAACAAACAACCATGATTACACGTATTATTCTCACATTGAGAACATGATTTAATATCGGTATTTTCCCAATTATCGGAATCATCTTTAATCCAAGGTGCGTTACCAAGCTCCATGAAAGAATTACTCACAAATTCTCGAATCATAGCAGTAGTACATTGTTCTTCCTCCTCCTCATGAAACTCTTTTTGAGTATCTTCATCCAATTTAGAAAGAATCATAGCACCGGACAATGGTATATCTCCATTTCTTACCCGCTCTTTTAGTTCAGGAATAAGAGAATTCAATTTAATACGGTCAAAAACAAACCGGGTAGACTTTCCTATTTTAAGAGCGATATCTTCCAAAGTTCGTCCTTTTTCAGCCAACTGCGCAAAGGCAAAAGCTTCTTCGATGGGATCAACATCTTTTCTTTGAAGATTCTCGGTAATCATCGCTTCAAAAGCCTCATCATCTGTCATTTCTCTGACAATGCAGGATATTGTCTGAAATTTTTCCGACTTTTTTCGATGGGCTTTGATTTTTGCAACATTCGCTTCATCTTCCTTTGCTTTCAAAAGTGACACAGCCCGGAAACGACGCTCACCGCAAACAATTTCGTATGTGTAAGGTAATGGGGTAACATCTCCGGTTTCTAGGTTAGTCATCTCCTCGGATTTAGCAACTCTGACAGTGATAGGTTGCAATAAACCTTGCTTTTCAATGTTGCTTGCAAGCTCTTCAAGAGCTGCTTCATCAAAAGTCTTTCTCGGATTCAAAGGAGAAGGACTGATAAGGTCAATTCTAATGTTTTGTACTTCCATAATTTAATTATATTGGTTTGACTTTTAATTCATTACATCAGTAAAGTTATCGTTAAATGACAAGTTATGCAAACAGAAACTTCGCCATTTTAACGCCATTTTCATGCGGGCTTATTACGTATTTGAATGAAGCCACGTTTTTCCGTTTCCCGAAGCAATTCCATATCTTCCTCACGGATATAACAATCCGTTTCACCATTAACAGTTGTGTGATTAGGAATACCAAAACGCTCCCGTATTCTTCTTTTCACTTCAGGAATATCTTCAAGTTTGATATGCCTAGTGTTCCAGTAAATTGTCACCTTCTGCTTCTTGTTTGCCATTTTCTCTTTTGTTTAGATAAGAGATTATTTCATTTGAGAGACTTAACGCTTTAGCAGCTTCTTCATCTCCTTGCTCAACTCTAAGTTTGAGTTCGTTCCGGTATTCTTCATACGACAGGCCACTTGTAAAATTCGTTTCCCCTGACAATTTAGCCTTATGAGTATTCCATGACTGATTATCAGCAACAGCACAACGTTCTTTGTTGTATTCACGAAGCCATCCCATAATGATAGAACCATCAATACGATTGTAATTTTCACCGTATTTCATTTTCATTGCATTCTTGAAACACAGTTTAAAATCATCTGTTTTCATATATGGATATTCTTCAATGATTAAATCTACTGTAGTAGCGACTTGTGTAGCCGACATTGGATTACCGACATTGAAAAACTCCAAGGCATCAGCTATCAATATGACCAACACTGCTCTGGCTTGCGGCTCACCAAACTTTCTTATAATAGTGCCAATAGAAGGTTCATCACTTTGAAATACATCTTCAACCTTCTTGGGGCATAGAGCTTTGCAATAGTTTTTCGGCGAGGTCCGTAAGACTGCTAACCGATTCTCTTCTTGTGGCCGCAGTATCAGTTCGTTTTCCATTGTAATTTCCTTCTAAAATTTTAGTAAAATTCGCAGACTTGAATATCCAGTCGAAATCGCACCGCCAATTCCGATCATTTTCTCCAAGTAAAAAAGGACTATCCAACACTTTTTGGAATACATCGAATATAGCTTGCTTCCCGTATTGTGCGACACGTGCTTTAATAGCTTTCTTTCGTTTTGCATCTATGGACTTTATAGCAGGAAGTTTACCTTTAAACGTGGAATTAAAATAATCCATTAGCCCACCCCAATCAATCTTTTCCTCGGGGAACAAAGAAAGCTCGTCTTTCTTTGATTCTCCTTTAGGAGAAGTTTCTTTCTTTTTTAAATGAGAATCATTATCATCTACATAATCATTATCATATTCATTATCATTATCGGGTTTTGTGGGTTCTTTTGGGTTTCCAAATAACCCAGTGGGTTTTGTGGGTTCTTTGGGTTCTTTTGGGTTTTCACTTTTCGGACGTCCCCCCTTAGAACCATTGCTCTTATTCCTTTCCACAATAGACATATACTTTTCAGTATCCCTGTCTATATCTATCTTTATAAAGTTGAAAGCAATATTTGCCATAGGTTTCAACCCCCGAAGATTTCCCGTTGTCGCATACTCAATTATGCTTTCGTAAATCTCCAGCCTGACATCATCCGGCAAATCCTTGATTGCTTCTCTCCACCCTTTATAAAAGATGAATGAATTTCTTTCCATATTTTAAGGGATTATACTCCGATTAGTAATAAAACTCACAGACCTTTTGCTTCCTTCAGTTTTTTCGCTTCTTCCTTGTAATAAGTAATCAGCTTTTCTAATTGAAAGTCACTAAATTGCTTTGTAACATTTTTCTTGGCTTCCAGGAGCAGCACATTTCGTTCACCATACTTGGCAACTAGACGTCTGCGATAATCCTGAATATTTCCTTCCATGAAGCGGTTACAATGTGAACATTGAGCATTGCAGTTCATTTCATCAAAGCGAGTACTCATGTGTTGGCGGTTGATGTAATGACCGCAATCTGCTTTATTGAAAGGCTTTATTTTACCACATGAAATACACTGAAAATATCCATTAGGCATCGTATCACGATAACGGATGAATAAACTAAATATCCTGTCTAGTTTATCGACAAGATCAGGTTTCTTCTTGACCTTAACACCTTCTACCTCGAAAAGAGGCTTTTTCTTTTCTTTCTTCTTGTAATTTCTCCACATGATAATTAAAATACTACATTGGTTAATTGACGGCCACGACTCATTATACACCATTTTCCCTTTTCAGGCTGTTCTATGCGTAACTCTTCAACACGCCCAAAACGCCGGAAATTCCCACTCAAATCAACAACCCAACCCTCTTTACCTTGGCAGGGACGAATAACACGACCGACCATTTGATAATAGAGGGAAAGGGATTTGGTTGGACGTGCAAGAACAATCGTATCAAGCTCCGGGTAATCGAATCCGGTTGTAAGTACTCCGACATTAGCAACAACTTTTATTCTTCCATCTTTAAAACCTTTCAGAATTCGTGCCCTTTCTTCCTTTGGAGTAGAACCGCTAACGATCGCACAATTAGGAATTTCGGAAGCCAGTTTTTCAGCTTCACGAATAAACCTCGTGAATATTAAAATACCTTTGCGTGGTATGCCCGATTTGGGGTTCAACAGACGTTTTGTCCATCCAACTATATCTTTGTATATGTCCACACGTTCAAACTCTTGCAGAAGACTTTTTTCATCGTAATCTGCACCAGTAGAATTAGTCCTGACTCTACTTAAATCCAACTTTGTAATATCATAGTATTTCAAACTTGCGAGAAATCCTTTAGCAAGTAGTTCACTCACCTGACAGTGATAAATAACATCAGTGAAAACCTTTGGCCGGGTACGAGTTATAAATTTAAGCATAGCACCACCTCTTCCTGAACATAATCTGTAAGGAGTCGCTGTCAGCCCAATAACTTTCCTTTGCTCATCTTCAAAGAATTCCTTATACATTCCTTTCTCCGGATTCACTAAATGACATTCATCAATCAGAACGTGCTTGAAATGTTTGAAGAAACTCATGTGTTTCATCACACTACCAATCATAGCAAACGTAATACGATTGATATCCTTTCTTCCGGCAGAAGCTGAATAAACTCCACAATCGAATATGCCGTATGATTGAAGTTTCGCAAAATTTTGTTCGAGTATTTCCTTGCTAGGCTGGAACACTATCAGCGGCCCGTCTATCCGTGCAGCTATATTGGCAATGACAAGGGACTTCCCGGCACCAGTGGGAAGAACTATCACGTAGTTTTTCTTTTCCTTGGATTTAAAAACGCTGACCGCTGCATCACTAGCACTTTTTTGGTAGTCTCTTAACTGGTATGTCATAATTTGATGTGATATTTATGAACTTTCGAATGACAGTCACCACAAAGGGTAACGAGACAATCAAGATGTTCAAGCTCATGACCAACGATTGATTTTCCGTTAACCCTGTATGTTTTGTGGTGAATCTCTAAATTAAAGTCTTTACCGCACATCTGGCATTTATGTCCGTCCCTAATACGAACTTTACGCTTGGCTTCTTCCCAATCTGGATTATTCACAAGCCGCTTCACATAGTTGGACTTCCTGCCTTTTTTGTGCTGCAATCTACTCATCGTCTTCCGGTTCTTCTTCAGGAAGTTTATCGGACAGGTCTTCTTCGAACTTGTCCCCATAATCTTCTGTATCATCAATAGGACGTTCTACTTCAGGATATTCAATACCAAACAAATCAAGCATCGCTTTTCTGTTTCGATCTTCCTGTGCCCAAAGAGAACGTTTGTCCCAATCAGGAATTTTTTCAGCTTTCACAAGCTTAAACTCACCGTTCACCCATGAATAATACAGGAAATATCCATCAAGAGCAAACCGGATCGTATTCTTACTTGAAAGATGAACTCCCTCGTCCCCTTTTTGACCTCGGCAGCCAGGTCTTTAATTTCAGTCTTAATAGAAGCTAACCTGTCTTGTGCATCACTCTTAATTTTCTTCGCACGTTCAATGGCTTCCAACAGTTCACGTTCGCGTTTGGGGACCTCATTCTCTTGCTTGATGCAATACTCTTCACGAATTTCGGAAATCTCAAATTCATCCAGTAAACGTTGTGTCACCTCACTTTCAGGGAATGTAGCATTGAAATGCTCATTCACCAACTTTATCAATTCATCTACATTCGTAGAACCCTGAAATAAAACAGGGGGAAATTTTTCCCGAATAGAATCGGGAACTACAAACTCGATTGTCTCGGGTTCGTAGTTTCTCAAATTTGCAATCATAAATTATAAAAGGATTAATTAGTACCGGTTTTGGTACTCATGAATAAAATCTAAGTAATGCTGGTCTTCAGGCAATGGAAGTGTAATACCAAACTCGGTGGCCGCATCTATTTTCACGCTTTCCATGAAATTATGCATCTCTAAAGTATTAAGTTTACTTGTTCCTCGCACAATAGTTTCCACCTTACCATTCACATGAACCTGTTTCACAAGAAACTTCTTACAATACAAGTCATGTATATCCTGAACTCCAGCAGCAGTGCTCCAATACTCTTCACCTGTGTATTCACGCAAACAGGCACCAATACACTGAAACCATTTCCACATGAGAGCATTTTGATTTAATGTTCTCGGCTGTGTTTTTTTCTTAATGGTTACAGTGTATTCTCCATTACGAAGTGTGCTGCACATGAACTCGAAAGACTTATCCATTTGGATTTTGCCATCTTTCTTCGTCAATGTTGCTTCCATAACCTATCAGAATGGCAAATCGTCCTTGGTCGGTGGTGGCGGTGGCGGGCACTCATTCACCGCACTTCGAGTCTGATTATTGGTGTGTTCCGGAAGAGGTGGCGGTGGTGGCGCTTGTTGAGGCTTAACAGAAAGCATCTCCATATTATCAACAAAAAGTTCTGTAATATACCGTTTAATTCCTCTGCTATCATCATAACTCCGAGTTCTTATCTTTCCTTCCAGATACAACTTGTCTCCCTTATGGACATACTTCTCAACAACATCGGCAAGACCACGCCAAACAACAATATTATGCCATTCAGTTCTTTCAGGAACCTGTGTTCCATTGGCAAGGGTATAGCCTTTTTCAGTGGTGGCAAAGGAGAAAGTGGCCACTTTAGAACCAGCTTCCAAAATTCTAATATCGGGGTCTTTGCCAACGTGCCCGATAAGCATCAATTTGTTTAAACTCATGATTTATCCTCCCTTATTGTTACACGGATACTATCAGCTTTAGGAACTGTTTTGATATACTTAGAATATAATTCCGGATGGTCAGCCTGAAACTTTTTAGTATCAAAATTGTCACTCGTAGAAGCGGGTGTATAACTAACTCGCAATCTTCCGGCATCCCATGACTTGACACCATTCTCACGCATAGCAGTTTTCAATTTTGCTTTATAATCTTTCTGAATCTTGGTTAGATCTGCAAGTTCTTCCTCAATCCCGATTATAGTATTTACAAGCTGCATTGGAATAAGTAACTTGTCATCATCAGGGGCAGGAACGGGAAGATCGGATAGATATTGCTCACCCTTCTTCTCGCATTCCATTAACTTCTTGACTTCTTTATCAGGCTTACGAGGAATTACAACCAATTCATGTTTATCACCACGTACCCAAATGCCGAACAATTTATCAACTTTGAGTAATGGATTTTGGAGTTCAAACAGATAAGCATAGATTGACAACTGCCAACTTAAATACTCCTTATCAAGATGCAGCGTAGTTTTAATGTCAACAAGACTAATTCTACCGACTTTCTCCCAAACGCAATCTATATTTGATGCAAAGTATTCGTTATCAGAAACGGTATATTCATTGGCAAGCGCCTTATATCCGGCATTTACCCTCATTCTAATGTAATTCTCTGCTTCAATACTTTCAGGCGGTAAGCCTGTTGCATCAGCAAACTGGCATTGAGCATGAATAAGGCTACCCTTCTCAGCAGCTCTCTTCAATACAAAATCCGGGACATCTTTATATTTGTCAGGGAACAACTGCCGGCTAATCATACCGGTTATACCTTGCAACTGTTTTTCACCGAGCATATAAGTGTGGTTTTCCTCATTGAAAACCACACTGGATTTCACTAATTCTATCATTATTATCAATTTCTAGGGGGATACGTTTTCTGCATGTCAATAGTTATGTTTCTGAACTCCTTATTATTGTGAAGTTCAGGATGCTCAGCCCAAACTCTTTCAAGCTCTTCGCGGCTTTTAACACCAGTCATTTGTTTAATTGCACGATCCAGGTCTACACCAGTATATACTTTGCCCGAAGCATTTGAAGCAGAAACATTAGGAGCATATACTTTTTCCTTCGTATTACCATAAGCAAAACGAACACGGTTTTTATTGTCCACAATAACAAGTAGAATAATCTCCTTTTGCTCGTTATAGCCAATCTCTTTCACACTGAATTTAGTATATAGAGCAGGAGAACCTGTTTTGCTCTGATATACTTCATTTTTCTCAAGTGGAACCCAAATGAAAGGACCCGTATAAAGTTCACGCCCAATTCCCCAGTTAAATCCTGCACGTTTAAAGGCGTCCGAAGCCTGCCCTTTCTCTTTTTCTGTGCTGGATTCTATCCCAACATCCTGTTTACTCACCCATTCCTTCTTTTCATTATCCCAAATGGACAACGTACAGAATAGATTCCCATTAACGACATCATGGTGCCGTTTCCAGTTCATTTCTCCGAACACTTCATCAAGTATTCTCATGTCTACTCGAGCATCCTTGTATAATAGCAAGGAGCAGCCCGAACCGTCCGGTTTCATAGTACCAACTCTACATTCAATTTCAGAAGCTAGAAGCGGTCTGATAGAGTTTTTCTTCTTCTCTTCATTCTGAACCGTTGATACAGTGTTTTTTCTCGCTGTCATAATTCTAATTTAATGGTTTGACTTTTAGTTTATTACATCAGTAAAGTTATCGTAAAATGACAAGTTATGCAAACAGAAACTTCGCCATTTTAACGCCATTTTCAGGTAGTAAAAACTGCCTGTACGATATTGTACAGGCAGAAAAATAAGAAAATGAATAATCCAATGTACCTTATGGAACGGCTACGCTTTGAAGGGTGTACGGCTCCCTGATTTATACATAATGTAAATGCTAGTGGACGGAACCGGAGTCGAACCGGTCTCACGGAATATTGGTGCACCTCACCGCAGTTTCAACCAACGATATACATATCCGCCCGATTAATTAAAAAGGTGCACTATCTTCACAGACCATACACCCCAATCACAAACACAAAACATAACTCATGAACTACTATAATTTAATAGGATCAGAAGTGTGAATGGCGTGGGGCTCGAACCCACATCACGCATACCTGCGTATGCTGCCAATTACACCAGCCATCCGTTTTAAGTGAACTATTCTCACGAACCATTCACCTAGAACACAAACACAAAATAAAACACGACATTAACTATTAAATAGCACTCTCACGAGCTTCTTGCTTCCGGATAGCCGTTCAAAGCACACCGGAATAGTATAGAACAATTAAAACTCAAATAACAGGGGCTTTAACCCTACAGCGTCCTTTTCGCTGGCAACATTAGTTAAACATAAAAAGAAAAATTCTCTGTGAAGAAACCCGGACTCGAACCGGGATGAGTTGTCATGCTCACTACATCTAAGGGCTGACACTCCCTATTGTTGAGTAGCGCGTCTGCCAATTCCGCCATTCCTTCAGGTCGTAGCCAGACGCTTCCGGCTACATTGATTGAATTGTTATTGATACAAACATAATTTTCCCCCTCACGGGTTACTTAACTCTGATTGAGTTGAGCCGGGAAACGGATTCGAACCGCTGACCTCATGTAGAAACATGCGCTCTAACCAACTGGGCTATCCCGGCAGATGCCCGGCGAACCGGGCTAAATAAACATGACAAATACTAAAATTAAGCAATGCAAACCTTCACAGGCTATTTTTATATTTTTCTCCTTTCCTCATAGTCGAATCTCACAGCCAATAGTACAACAGTAATAATGAATATGAGATATGACCAAGCGATATCACTTCGCGTAGCTTCGATTCCCCCACCTATATACATAGCTACCAATATGGCAACTACTGTAAAAATGTTATGAATGATTTTTATTTTTTTCATCTCTTCCGCTATTTAGATTTAACTTTCCTTCTCGCACATCGGCAATGAAGTAATACTTGAGCAGCATTACAATGCCATTTACCGTTTTGGACATTAGTGGGCTTATTACTTTCAATCTTACCCGCTTCTATAAGGTTCATCAGTTTCTTTTCCCCACCTACATAATATGCAGACTTATCTTTTCCGAATGTCTCCGTAGACATCACACGAAGAATATTATCCAGTAATATTTCAGCCATTTCACCTCTAATAGTTTCCATAAGCTTTAATTACTTACTCAACTCGTGTGACCGTAACAATACCGCTGTTCCTATCAGACTTAATCCCCCATTTTTTATCAGGCTCCTTCTCTTTTAATCTGTAAGATGTCAGATTCAAAAGATACGCCCTTTTGGAAATGGGAAAGTCTTTTTTGTCATCAATCTCCATTTCACGGAGAATGCACATGATACTCTTTTCTTTTTCCATACTGATTAATTTTAAAATAAAAGCTCCCCCGAACCAATTCGATCGGCAGCATCACGCTTTATTCGGAGGATTTACTTAACTTTGGGGTGTATAATCAAAGATTAAGTGAAGAAATTTATTTATCATCTCTCTTTTTATCTCGATTAAATCCAACTTTACAATCTGCATAATCCCGAAAAGCTTTCTGTATCATAACAGGAAGTTTCTCGGCTACTATTTTAGCTGATTTTATCGGCATATTCTCTACTCTCAATGAGAATGTGGCATCTTCCAAATTCTCATTCCTATCGTTTTTAATTGTTACTTGAATCATATGATTATTAATTAGTTAATAGTTTTCCCCGCCCCAAGATTATTCGCTAATAAAAAAGGGACAGGGGATTTTCTTATTTTTGAAGTGTCAAATCAAAAAACAAGAAAATATGAATAATGAAGAAAAAGTAGTTTCATACTACAAAGAAACTTTAGAGAAAAAAATCGAATGGACTTTCAGACTCCAAAGCACTCTGTTGACTGTTGCATCCGCTACTTTTGCTGTACTTGTTTCTTTAAGCAATCTTTCAACCAACAACGCTTGCAGTCGAATTTTACTATTGGTGGTAATATGTTCAAACGCACTATCCATCCTTTTTTCGTGTATAACCATATACGAGAATCGAGCAATGAGCAACGTGATGATACGCAACGCTCAAAAACGGGTAGAAGAATATATCCTCTATAGCTTATACAATTCCAAAATGACCGTAACGCCAGCCGTACCACGCAATAAATTCTTCGCAATTTGTGAGTCAATTTCTTACATTTCATTTCTATTTTTTATTATTAGTTTAACAGCCTATGCAATTTATAAGATACACACGCAGTTGTAACGTCAATTAAACATTGAAGTGATGGGCGGATTCGAACCGCCGACCTCATGTAAAAACATGTGCTCTAACCAACTGGGCTACATCACTTTTTATAGTTATTCATTTTAATTCTATCTATATACTTACCGAAATCCTCTGCTATTCGGTTGCAGGGTAATTTTTGAACCTCGCTTTTATTGCTAACCACGGCTCTACACCGGTGTACCAAACCACCGTCTTACTACAGCCTAACTACCTACCCTCACGGGCTTCATATTCCTGCTACGTAAGCCATATATGTTCCACAATGTCAAAGAACTCTTCTCTGTTGTTCCCAGTCTCCCTTCAAGGGCAGGCTCAAAGACCGGACTGGGTACCGGATAACCGGCGGTTTGGTTTGACTTTAGTGAGGGTTAGAGAATACTTTGGTTGTTCTTCAAAACTATATCCATTAAGTTTCTTTGCGATTCAATAAATTTCTTCAAATCATCACATTGGGAAACTTTCTCTCTATAAAATCCACGTTCTGATTCTAAATCTCGTTTGAGTTTTTCATTTTCACCTCTCAAAGAGTTGATCAACGCGTCTCGTTCTTCAATTACAGCTTCGTATTTGTCTCGCTGTATTTCTAGTTCGGTTCTTTTATCCATTGTTGTATAATTTGATTAATCTCCGACATAATGTGCACCGTAATGAGTACTATTTGGGTTGTAGTAGGCGGAAGCAGAAATATTTAGGTTATTGTATCCCTCATGCTTTGTTGCTTTAGCCGCTTTACTCATTACCTCGTTTCTTTCTGATAAGAATTTATCCGTTCTTGCTTTCATGGCTTCCTGTGAGAAATTTTCTTGGAGTTTAGCAAGTCTCCAGGTAGCTTTCAGAACCTCTCCGAAAGTTTTCCCCTGCTTCCTGCCTGAATACTTATAGGTTCTATGGGCATTTCTCATTATTTCGGATAAATCAAATCTTTTCATGTCTGTCACATTTATTTGGTTTCACATTTGTTTTATCAATCATTTTTTATACTTTTGGAGTATTGATTGATTGATGATGCAAATATATCCTCAAATGTGGATATATAAAAATTAAAAACTTATTTTATATCCCCATTTGTGGATATTTAACTTTTGATTGATTATGATAAACAGAATTAAAGAAGTAATAACCTATTCAGGGCTATCAGAAAGGGGATTTGCTATTAAGTGTGGATTAAAGCCCACAACTATTAATAATCAACTGATAGGAAAAAGAGAAATTAGCCTTACAACAATAATAGCAATTTCATCCTCATTTGAGGAAATATCCGCTGAATGGCTGTTAAGAGGAAAAGGCTCCATGCTTCTTCAAAAAGAAGAAACAGAACCAGGAATGGACAAATTGAAAAGTATAGTATATACAATAGCCAATCTACAAGATGAGATTAACGAAAAGACAATGCTCACTCAACGTCTTTTGGAAGAGAACCAGAAATTAAAGGGTGAACTGGCTATGTTGAAGAATGAAAGAAATATTGGATAATCTAAAATTTATATACACTAATGAAAACATTATTATTTATCGTTGTATCAGCTACTATGTTATTAAGTGGATGCAAATCTAAAGAAGAAAAAGCTAATGAATTAATTAAGGACGACATGTTTAAAGTCCTATATGATTTTGCCAGCTATGAACCTATTGAAACCAATATAGACAGTGCTTTTACATCTGTATATACAGATTCAATCATTACAAGACATGCCTATTTCATTAAAATAGCTATTGAAAAAGCAGATGAATATCTAGATGAAATGAAAGACGCACGAAAAACCATGGAGATTTGGAGTGATGGCTATTCTTCATATAGTAACTCTAGATATTATGAAGCTAAAAATAAATTCAATGAAAATCTGGAAAAAGCCAAAGCATGTACTAATATGGTTACATTACATTCAGACAGTATAAAAAACAGAGCTAACTTTATAAAAAAAGAATTTTGTGGTTGGAAAGCAACACATAAATTTAGATGTAAAACTAAAGGAGGTAGCCCAGACATAGGAAATTATGAATATATATTTGATAAGGATTTCAAGGAAATTATTAATAAAGAAGATTTAGATGATAAAGATTACACTAAAATCAAAGAACTTATTAATGAAGTACTAGAAAGCAAAAAAGAAAGTGATGAAACTGATTCTAAAAACAATAATGAAATATAAGCTTAGAACTGTTGCAGGAGAAAAGAAATATTGGATATGCCATGAAAAGAATATATCATATTATAGTATTCAGAACAATGTTTTAAGTATGCACCAAATTGAAACAGTAGAGCCTAATATATTAGCTAACACTATAACTTAATTCAAATATGGCAAAAATAAAACAAGATAGAGAGCTTTTAAAAATTATAGACGACTATAAAACTTTCATTAATGCAGAAAAGAGAATTAATGCGCCAATCATTGTTTCTGAACCTAAAGGAAATCATGGCACATCTCTTTATACTAAAAAGCATCTTCATTCAGAGTTTCACTTTGGAAATACCTTCATGACTTGTGAAGTACGAAATGGAGATAAAACAGATTGTTCATTCCAGATAGTTTCAGATAAATTCAAAAAAGGAGTAGTTATCCGCTATGACAGTGGTGGAGGTACTCATAAAAACGAAGTTCCGTTTATACCTTTAGCTGAGCAAAGTGTTACAACTCCTCATTTTCACAAATATGATGATAATGGATATTTCTTAGCCTATAAAACAGACTTATTGAATAATCCCAAACAAGCTGAGCATTTATTTGACATTGACTTTGGTTTTCCTTACTTTTGCCAAGAAAGTGTAATCTACACTAATGATGAGCATGAATTACCTGAAATACAAGTATTTCGAGAAGGCTATCTTCCTTTCGAAAGAGAAGACAAAGACCCACTTGAAGGAATAAATTTTTAAGAGATGGAAAAACTTATTGAATATATCATCAAATCCTACAATTCTTTATGGAAAATAAAGAAACATGGAAATACTTTTGAGATCATAACACCGATAGCAACAACAAGTAATATTTTTGTTTCCGTCTTTTTAACTCGAAGAGGAGATGATTTTATTGTTACTGATGGTGGTTGGATAGACAGTGGTATGTATGAATGTGATGCTCATTCTGATGATATATACTATTTCAAACTATTTCAGTACTATTTAGAAGATTATGAAATAGATATTTTAGAACATGCTGGCTATCATTACTATTATAAAAAAATAGAGAAAGCAGAGCTAGTACCCAATATAGTATACGACTTGTCCAGTTTCATTAACGCCGTAGTTAGTGCATCTTTTATCTCTTTTGAAGAGAAAAAGGAAAAAGAACAGATTGGTAGATTTAAAAGGAATGCCACAAATTTCATACATAACCTTGTAGATAAGGAACACTTAAAAACCAATTATTCTATACATGAAGGACTAGCAATTAAGTTCAATGCTGTTGTTCTTCGAAATAATAGAATGACGCTTATTAATTACGTTACAGGTTCTAATGATACAAATTTCATATTAAGTTTAGGACGTTCTAATTTGAATTATGATGCAGTAGATGCACATGCCATCAATAGCCGCATCAATCATAAAATAACTCTAATAGATGATACTACAAAATCTATTCAATCTCCTAAAATTGCTCCTTACTTAAAGTCTATTGAAACCAAATCAGGACGTACGTATTTAAAATGGCATGAAAAATCCCATTTAAAAGAATTAGTGGAATAAATTACGCTTTATAAATAAAATATGATTCTTAAACAATGATACAAACTAGAAGTAAACACTATATATGGAACTTAAAGAATTCATAAAAGATACAGTTACTCAAATAGCAGATGCAGTAACAGAGTTAAATGGAGGAACATCAAAATTTAACCTCGTAGTAAACCCGATAGTCTCCATTGGAGGTATAAACAAAGGTACATTACATATTGGAAGGCAAGAATGTGTACTTACCAATATAGAATTTAATCTATCACTCACAACATCTGAAAACAAAGGAAGTGATGCTAAAGTTGGTGTATTTGCAAGCGTAATAGGAGTAGGAGCATCCTCTAATGAAAATGCACAAAACGAGATTGTGAGCAAAATAAAATTCTCGCTTCCAATATTGTTACCTACAAAAGAAGTTTAACTAATCGAACCGTCTTTAATGTATCTATATATTGCATCAGCAAGGTAAGCATTTGCAGGCTTAGAACCTTTTACAACATAATCGACACAACGTTCCCTGAGATCTTGGTCTTTTTGAAGTTCTCTACGAACCTTACGCTCTCTCATCCATTTTTGGATGCTTCTAAAAAACATTTTCATAAACGCACTATTTTAGTTTGACAATGCGCAAATATAACATTTTAAATAATATAAAACATGAAACTCAAAAATCTTGATAGTACATAAAACAGCAAATGGTCGAATTATGGTCGAACCATAAAAAAAAGCAGGACTATATAATTGATATACAGAATATACAACTAGATTTCCAAAAATGTGTCTAGTTTAGTTTTTGTGTTGATAGCTCCCTCGTCGGCGGACGAACTAGGGAGCTATTTTTATATATTACAGGAATATTATTGCACAAAATATACATATTTTCCATAACTTTGCAGCGATAAAGTCTCACACAAATGGAATATAGCGTAGAAGAACTAAAAAATGCATTAATTGAGAGATGCGAAAAAGAGGGTATTCTATATGCAACGGTGGCAATGGATAGACGTACCAAAGAGATGATTCTTCCTGATACTTTAGAAGGAGCCCTGAAACATCCGGAATACTTTGTATGTACCTGCAGGAGAGTGAAAGATCAATATATAGTGGAGGAGATTACCAAAGTGTAATCCTCCTCCAATCTTTTATTCTTATTTTTCTTTTT